ATGCACCCGCCGCTGATCTATCCAACCGTCTTGCGTATGCACCCTTGGTTCGGCCAGCCAGAGGAAGAGTTGCTTCCAGGGCGTCCAGAGGACTACCGCATTGAGCAGGAAGACAGGGACTGGTTCGTGGTGCGCGACCCCAGCGGCAGGATCGTGCACAGCGGCCTCGGGCCTGTACAGATCCTCCCTGCCCGCCATGGCTGATGGCATGACTTGGGGCGGGTCGCCAACGGCGCCAGGCTGGTATGCGGTCGTGGTGGACTATGGCCGCCTACCCTTCCCTGCTGCAAGGCGATGGACCGGAGCACTCTGGGACGATGAGCGCGGCATCAAGGCGTTCAACGGGCCGCACGACACGGCCGACGCCGCGCTGGACTGGGCCATGGAGCAGTGCCCGGAAGATTGACTATTTGCCGAACCGCGACCGCGCCCATCGGTCCGCTAGGCACAGGCACAGGCACAGGCACAGGCACAGGCACAGCGCCGAAGATCCGCCTCGATGCTTGCTGCACCCTTGCTCGCGACATATGGGTCATCGTGTCTAGTAGCGTTCAAAGACACGCATCCATGCGTACATACGTAACCTATAAGGTGTTTTCACACCTTATAGGGTAAAATTGCGGTATGGAGGAGCAGAATGGAGAAGGGTCGCCCGCATCACAAGCTGGATTACATACAGAACCTGGTCAGGCAGGGCAATGTGCTCGCCACCAAGACAGCTCAGGACACGGCCGCCAAGCTGGGCATCCGCACACCAGAACAAATACATGCGGTGGTGCTGGAACTGACCACGGATGACTTTGACAAGAGTATGACCACGTACGCGGACCACCGGCAGTGGCAGGACGTGTACAAGCCCGACAACTTTGAGTGGGGCGCGCTTTATGTGAAGCTGATGGTCCAGAAGAACGACGATGGCCAAGATGTTTTGGCTTTGATTGTGTCTATGAAGGAGCTTTGATTATGAAATGTCCAGCATGCGGTGGTGCAGACCTCACCTCTGGCCTGAAGGTCATAAAGAGCGTCTACAAGGACGATACAGTTGAAGTCGAAGTGTCTGGCGGGCATTGCCCTGCCTGCGGCGAAAGCGTGCTTGATCGTGAGAGCAGTGCCCGATATATGGCCGCAATGAGTGACCAGCGACTTCGAGTAGATGGCGAACACGAGTCAAATCGAACATTTATCAGGACTGTTCGGGTGAAACTCGGCTTGAGTCAGCGTGTAGCCGGCGAGATTTTTGGCGGCGGTCCCAATGCATTCAGTCGATATGAGCGAGGACACACTCGCCCTCCACAGGCGCTCTTGCAGCTGTTTCGCGTCTTGAACGCCCGACCCGAGAGCGCACAATTCCTAGACGGATTTAAGGGAGAAGTAAGTCAAGGAAATGAGGCTGTCAATATTGCGCATGAAGTCAGTGGATATGGATATTGGGACGAATCGATACGTGAAATTGGCGACTTGCACTCGCTCCCCCTGGGTCATATTTCATTGCACATGACGCCTGATGACATTGACCTGGCGAGGCAAAAGCTTCTGGATAGCTATGCAGCTGTCAATGGAGGTTTAGCGACGATGCTAGTTGTGGAAGATCCGTCCGGCACACCGCGCCCTTTGGCTTACGGACCGCTTCGAGATGCAATTGCTGCGAGAGGCGCTGCAGCCGCATGGGGCAAGATTCGCCATTGGTCGCCCATCCCCGGCTTGTTCGCCCAGCCCTCGCTCTATCATGACTACCATGTGAGCCTGAGCGAGCCAAGCGATTGGCCCGAAGCCGCCGAGCAGCTGAAGAAGGCACCGCGGCACGGCTGAATTCGGCGCTCCAAAATCGCTGGAGCGCCTGCTTTCGGCCCATGGGCTATCAAGATCGCTGTAGATCAAGCTGAGCCGCGGCCTAGTCGTAGCCAAGCTCATGTGTTTCGATTGGCGACTGCATTTCACTTTCGCGGTAGCTGGGGGGCCGAGCTGGCCACAGGTCTCTCACTGCGGGCCAGGCCGCGCCAAGGGTCTGGACATCAGTTGCGTGCCCTGCAGCCTTTCCTGCCATGTCCCCATACGCTGCGCGGCAGTCGTCGTATACGGCGTTGACGGCAGTGGCGTACTCAAGGACGGCGGCGGAGGGAGCGTTGGCAAGTCGGCGGGCGGCATCTGCGGATTGCTCGCGCAGGCCGTCAGAGACAGCGCGCAGCTGGTCAAGATCACGGCGCAGCAGCGCCTCGCGGTCACGGGCGGCATTGAGTGCTCCTTGGTATCTGGTGGTCATGGCCCGCTCGGCCTGGCGCGCGCGGGCATCTGCTGCCCGCTGGGCGGTGCTGGTGGCCAGCCGCTCCGTGGTGGTTTCCAGCCGGGCCTCGGCCAGCTCGGCGCCCAGGCGCGCGCCCTGGAACTGCCATGCCAGCGCGGCGGCCACGGCGGCGGCTCCCAGATGGGTGTAGAGCGCGGGGATCACCGCCCTCCCCTCCACCAGTACCACCACATTGCCCAGAGGAGCGGATTCATTTTTGTGCCTCCATACACGCGGCGTGCCGCGCCTGTTGACGGATCCAGACGCCGCGGCAGATGCGATTGCCTGGCGTACTGCAGTCGTAGCGCCACCGCGTCGGCCGCCCGACCGCGCCCCACTGGTATGCGCTGTAGCCCTGCAGTGGCTGGGCACTGGTCATGTAGCGATAGGCCAGGTAGGCGTTGCAGGCGCCGGCGTAGTCGCCGACCCGCGTGCGCGCCAGCATCGAGGAACTGCGCCAGGCGCCGCAACCGTACTGGCCCGCAAAGTCCACGGCCTGGGCGAACTCGGGCGCATGCACCGGCGTGTCGCCCAGCGAATCGCGCACGCAGGCCCCGTACTGCTGCTCCAGCAGGTTCACGGCCAGGTCGCGGGCGCGCTCCCTGGTGATGGGCGGATCTGCCATGGTCACGCGCGTGCCGTCCTCGTAGCGCGTGGCGCCGTGGCCGATGGTGGGCACGTCGCCGCGAACCGGGATGATCGGATCCGCGCTGAAGCCTTCTGCGGCAATCCAAGCCGCGAGGATGGCCGCGCCAATGCCCAGGCCTGCCGCTGGCATGCGGGCCGTGCTCATGGCGCGCCCCAGTCTGTTTCGGGCTCCGGCTTCAGCCCGGCCAACCGCGCGAGGCGCTGCCGCTGCTGGGCCCGTTGGTAGTCCTGGCGCCACTTCCAGATCAGATAGCCGGCCTGCAGCACGATGAAAGCCAGCGAGGCCACCACCAACCATTCGCTGAGCGGCAGCCCCCAGACCTTGAACACCCCTGTGGCAGCAGCGCCTGGCGTGGCATGTACGGCAGCATTGGCCAGGTCCTGCCGCTGCTCTGCGCTCAGGTGCTGGTGGATGCCCATCAGCGCGAGCAGGGATACGAGGTATTTCTTCATGGCCCCGATGATTCCGGGGCCTGGCCGCGCTGGCGAACCCTACACGGGGGCCTACGCGCGCTGCGCCGCCGCCCAGACGAACAGCGCGTCCACCTGCTCCGCCGTCAGGCCCAGCACAGCAGCCACCGCCGCCACGGTCTCGCTATCGCGCAACCAGTCCTTGGCATCGTCGAGCACGGCGTCCACGCGGTCGAGCTGCTCCCCCGCCGGCAGCTTGCCGCGCCAACCCAGCACGCGCGCCAGCAGGTTGTCTTCGGGCCGGGCATCGTCAGGGGCCAGCAGCACCAGAGCCCCCTGCTCCAGTACATGCCGCTTGAGCGCCAGGCGGCCGGCCCAGCGTGGAACCTCATGCGGAGAGGTAGGAATTTCTTGCGGCGCACCGGGCCAGCGCAAAACCGTCACTGAACCAGCGACCTCCTCAACCATTCCCATCATGCGTCAGCCCTTCCTCGATAAGCGACCTGCATTGCGTTTGCAATGGTAGTCGCAGCAGGGGTCACATACACAGTCAAAGATCGACGGAATTGCAGATCGCTACTGTCCGGGGTGATGCCGATAATGCGGGAGTCAGAAGGATTCGGAATTCCGCCGCCAACCAAGATGCCAGCCATATTGGCCGATGAGAAATTTTGGCTTTGATTGAAAACAGTGCGTCCGTCAACAATTACTTCGGTACGCATTGCTGTGGGATTGCCTCTAAGCCATAAGAGCGCCCCAAGCGATCCCCGACCAAGCAGAGAAAACGCCATCGTCCTGGTGCCGGCAGAGACAACGGGCATTTTTACTACAGTTGCCCCTGATGCAATTACAGACAAATCACCAGACGAGGTAGCCAGAGGCGCGGGGTCATTCAACGCTCCCGTATACCGTCGATACGTGACCGAGACATAGTTTGTCGTGTCATCAGCGGGATCGATGGAGCCACCGCCTGTCGCAGCAATGCGCCGGTATTCCTCCCAGTCCAGGGGGCTGATTACCCGCTCGCCCTGGGCGACGGTCATGCCTGATTGCCAGACTCTGGTCATAGCTATCGAGTCTCCATCTGGCAGCTCTCTCAGAGAGCCGCCGATCATGACAAGGGGGCGACGCTCGGCCATGGCTTACGCCAGCACCACAGGGACGCCGGATTCGAAGTTGATGGCCGTGGCGCTGATGGCAATGCCCAGGCGCTGCACCACGTTGCCGGCGGCGCTGGGGGCCGTGGCGCCTGCTGTGCCGGCCGTGGTCTGCAGGAAGACGGGGCCTGCCGTCTGGCCAGATACCTGGGTATTGGTGCCCTCGAAGTACACGGTGGCATTCGCGCCGCTGGTCACGGCGGCCAGCACGAAGCCGTGAGCCTCCTTGCCGGACACCGAGCCATCGGCTTTTCGGACCTTCGCGCCGGTGCTGTTCCAGACGTTCACGAAGTCGCCTGCTGCGAGGGCCTCGCTGGCGGCAATGACAGCCGTGTCGGCCCCCATCCCCACGGGCATCATGCTCATATCCAGGCGCCCGGAGTCGTCCAAGGAGACGATGTCGCCCGCATTTGCGGCGCCTGTGGATGCCTGCACGCCGAACACCTCGGTGATGGCGTTGCCGACAAAGCGGAGAAGTTTCTTTGCAGCCATGGTGGCCTCCTATTCAAGCAAGGGTGATGGGTGGGTTGATGTCGATGAGGACTCGGGTTGAAGACAGCGCCTGGCCGATGACCTGGGCGAACAGCGCACCAGCGGGCGGGGCCTGGGCCAGTTGGCCGGCCAGCCCGACCACCACAGGGCCGGGCGTCCAAGTCCAGCCGGCGTGCTCGAGCACATAGCCGGTCTGCACCACGGCGTCGTCGCCTGGGCTGTAGGCATCGGCCACCACGCCCAGCACGGCGCCGCGGTGCGCGGGATTGGTGGCGTCGGCGGAGATCAGCTCGCCCTGGGTGTTACAGGCCACCACGCTGTGGCCGCTGATGGGCAGCGGGCCGACCTTGACGGTGGTAGCGCCGCCGGGCGGTCCTGGCTGACCTTGGCGGCCAGGAGGCCCCTGCTCCGCCACAGCCAGGATCTCGATTTCCTCGACCTGCTCGACCAGCACCGAATCCTGGGCCTCCTCGGCCAGGATCTCGGTCTCGTGCACGACCAGCAGGTCAGTCACGGGTGACCTCCGGGCTCACGCAGCAGGAGCCTTCGGCCAAGCGCGTGACCTCGCCGCCGGGGTGGACGATCTCCAGATCGTGAACACCGCTGCTCCAGGTGATGGTTGCCGTGGTGCTGGCATCGACCAGCAGATCCACCGTGCCGGCAGTGCCGCCAAGGACGAGCCTGTCGTTCTCCGTGGTCAGCTCCAGCAGGACAGCCGTGGACTCCACCTCCTCGCGTACCTGCATGCGGGCCGTGCAGCCCGTCAGGTCGATGGGTGTCTTGTCGGGGTTGAGCCAGCGCAGGCGCCGCCGGAACGTGGCGCCCTGGTAGATCTGCAGTTTGAGAGTGGCCGGCTTGGTCATGCCCCGCAGTGTTCCCGGCAGGGCCGCTGGAGGCGAACCCTAGCCGGGGGCGCGCGCTCAGCTCGGAACCGAGCCCGTCCAGGTGACGCCACCGCTGATGGCTGCGGAGGTGTTGACCGCGTTCCAGGCGCTGGCAGCCTGCTGGGCCATCGATGCCAACCCGACCTTGGAGGCTTCCAGCTTTGCGTTGCTGGCGAACATCAACGCGTCGTTGTTGATCTTGGCCGTCTGCAGCGTCACGTTCGTGCCCGCCTCGTACTGCTTGATGTTCGATTCCCACTGCCGCGAGTACGACTCGGCCACGGCGGTGGTGGCGGCCGTGCCGGCGCGGTAGCCGTCGATCATGATCGAGGACTGGCGCGCGGCGGATTCCATGCGCACGGACTCGGCCTGCAGCTTGGCCTTCCAGCCGTCCCACTCCAGGCCCTTGGCCGAGATCAGGGCCTGGTACTGGGCCACGGAGACCCGGGCCTTCTCCGCCTGTGCGCCAGCCTTTGCGGCATAGGCCTGGGCCAGGCCCTTGAAGGCCTCGACCTTGGAGGCCTCTGCGCTCACCTGTGCCTTGAACACGTCGACCTTGGCCGTCTCGGCGTTGATGGTGGCCACGAAGGCACGCACCTGCTCGCCGGCGGTCTGCACCCGGGCCTGCTCCAGCTGCACCAGGGTCTGGGCGGCGCTGACGCGGGCCTTGTAGATCTCCACGGCAGCCATGCGGCCGTCGATCTCTGCGCGGTAGCGGTCCACCAGGCTCTTGTTGATGTCCGCCTTGGTCTGCTCCGCGGACAGGAGGGCCTTGAACACCTCGACCTTGTTGAGTTCGGCCCGGATCACCGTGTCGTAGGCGGCTGCATAGGCGCGGTAGCCTTCCAGCAGGGCCTTGTAGCGCTCCAGGGCGGCGTTGTGGCTGGCGATGGCGTTGTCCGCAATGGCCTTGGCCGACTCGAAGGCCAGCATCTCCAGCTTGTAGGCCTGGTCGATCAGGGTGGACTCCAGCTGCAGGCCCTGGTCGATGGCGGCCTTGAGGTTGGACTGCTCCAGCTCGGCCTGCTTGACCGCGATCTCGCGGGACAGGTCGGAGAGCTTGTCGTGGTACTCGCGGCGCGCGTCAGCCAGCTGGCCCAGCATCACACCCGAGGGCAGCGGGAAGCCCAGGGCCTCGGCGCCGCGCTGCACCTCGATCTCGCGCGCCAGGGCCAGGCGTGTCTCGCGGTCCCGGCTGCGATCCCAGATGGCCTGCTCGACGGCCGGCGCGATACCGCTGCCGCCCTGGATGCGTGCCCGGATCGCGGCCTGCAGGGTGGACAGCAGCTGGGAGGCGTAGCCCGGGCCACGCGAATACTGCAGCGGCGCCGGCTGCAGCACCGACAGCGTGGGGATGTCGTCCAGCTTGTCCAACCAGTCCTCGTGCAGGTTGACCCCACCGAAGGTATGCGTGGTCAGGGCGAGGAACTCGGGCGCGTCGGGCAGGTCCACATCGGGCGCATCTGGCACGGCCACGTCCCGAATCTGCGGCAGCGCAGGGACTGTGCCGATGTTGAGCTGGGGCGCGGCGCCGAAGTTCAGCACAGGCGGCAGCACGTCGAAGTCATCGACATGCACGTCGTCCATGTTCGCCACCAGCGGGCCGGGCTCGCCCGTCGGCAGCTGGAAGCTGACATTGGGCAGGGCCGGCAATGCGGGCACGGCCGGGAGATTGGGCGCCGGCAGGGACTGCCAGGCCACGCTCACGGTGGCAGGTGCGTAGAGGTTCCCGCCCAACGCCCCCAGAAACTGGTTCATCTCGGCCTTGGCACTGTCGGCCAGGGCCACGGAGCGGTTGTATGCGTCCAGAACGATGGTCGCTGGTCCGTTGAAATCAAGAGCCATGGCCCACTCTCCTCGTGTTGGAGCCGACCAGGACCACTTCCACGCGGTCCAGCGTGAAGGCCTGGCCGGCCGGGTTGCTCAGGCCGAAGCCCAGATAGTTCTCGCGGATGCCCTTGCCGGGCTTGCAGCGGGTCTGGCCGCTGGCCTGCAGCGGGAAGCTGTAGCGCCAGGCCTGCCGCGCGCCGTGCACGGTGAGGTTGGCGCAGCCGCCGCCACGCATGGACAGGTAGACCATGTCCACGGCCTTCTTCAGCGTGGACTCCCGCAGCGTGCACGGCATGCGGACCTCGGCCACGATGGGCTGGTCCAGGTCGGCATCGCCGCCCAGGGCAAACAGGCCTGTGGCCGCACCAGCATGTGTCTGGGCGACTGCGTGGAAGTCAAATCCCGTGTACTCCGACACGGCGCCGCTCAGCGTGTTGACGACGATGGCATTCATGGCTGCAGCTCTCCAATGAACCACACGGGCACGCGCCACGGGTAGTTGATGTCTTCGGTGGTATTGACCAGCGTGCCGCGCACCATGCCGGCCATGCGCAGCGCGGCGACACGGTCTGCCATCTCGACAACGCGCAGCACCATCTGCTCGCCGCCGAGCTGGCTCACATCCAGCACCCAGCGCTCCAGCGTGGGCACCACACCCAGGGGGTTCTGCGGGATCTCGTAGAGCAGACCCCGCGTGCCTTGCACCATGGTCCGCCCCCAGTTCTCGCGGAACTGGTCGGGCTGCTCGGCGCAGCGCGCGGCAAAGTCGAACAGGTCCAGCGGCACGACCGCGCCCCGGGCGTGCACCATCAGCCTGTCCGACACGACGCGAAACGGCGTGCCCTCCTTGGTCACGGTCAGACCGTAGATCTGGGCCAGCTGCTGCAGGAATACAAAGTCGCCGGGCGCGCCCTCATCCACAGGCGGCCCGGGCTCGGAGTTGCCTTCCTGCCGTTCATAGTCCTGTTTGGCCGTACGCAGCACGGGTGGCCCGGGGTCGCTGTGGTGCGTGATCTCACCGTTCGCATACGAGTACAGGATGTTGCCGCGATAGGTCCCGAAATCGTGGGAGCTGACAGCTTTCTCCGTGCTCATAGAGGCATTGGAGGATCCATGGGCCGTGGCGTAGCAGCCCTCCCGCTCGAAGGTCAGCAGCGGGCCAAGTTCGCTGAACGGCGCGGTGCTGTAGCGGCTGGTCTCGGTCCAGCTGAAAGAGGCCGTGCGGCGCTCAAACACCGCATAGGCGTCGGGCCCGGAGTCCACGCGCTCGGTGCCGGTGGACGCGTCCTGGTAGATCGCATCGAGGGTGTTGTGCGTGGACACGCCGGCCAGCGGCATGGTGTCGAAGATGGTGCGACCCGTGGCAGCGCCCTCCCAAGAGTAGGCCTGCGTTCGCACCAGGCTGTGTGTGCCGGAGGCATTGCGGCCCTGGATCACCTCGGATTCCCGATAGAACGTGACCAGCCGCCCACCCACATGCGTGACACCTGCAGGCCCCTTGTACACGCCGGGGGCGGGGGAGGATGCCGCGGCGAAGGGCGCAATGTTGCGCAGCGCGAAGCTGTAGCGTCCGGCCTCCATGCGCTGCACGACCGCGTTGACGTTGCCCAAGAGATTGAGGCCGAAGGTCACCCGCAGCTGCACGGAATGCTGGTCCAGCAGGCCGCCTTCGACCTCTTCCCTGAAGATCTCCACGAAGTCCGCCGTCTGCCCAAGGCCCGTGGAGGCACACCGGGGGAAGCGCAGGTCGAGGCCCACGCGCCGCTGCCACGCCGATGGAAAGCCCGCAGCGGAGTCCAATTGGGCCCGCGACAGCAGGATGGGCGCTGTGTCCCAGTCCGTGGCCAGTGGCGGCAGCGGCAGGCCGCCGAACAAGTCGCGGATGTCCTTGGGCAGGCGCAGTCCCGGGAACTCCGAGGGAGCGAGGATGGTCATGGGCAGCGCGCGCACGCCCGCGTTGTCTCGCATGTGGCAGAAGGCAGCCTTCTTGCCCTCGTGCGTGGCGATGAAGACGCCATCGCCCAACAGGCGGCGCGGGTTGCCCAGCCCCTTGCGGATCAGGTAGTCCCGGTAGGCCCCGGCCGCGCCGCGCCCGAACTGGGCCAGCTTGGCCGCCGGGCCCGACAACGTGGCATTCGTGAAGGCGGTGGCCACGCCGAAGCCGCTGTCCCAGTCGATCTTGGGCGAGACCACATACGTGGTGGTCAGGTTCTCCTTGAAGTACTTGCGCCCCACCCACACGCCACCCTCGAAGGCATCGCCGTCATCACGCAGCACGCCACCCAGGGCCAGCACCAGTTGGCTCTTGCCGGAGGCGGTGTACACCGTGGCGCTGTCGATGCCATTGGTGATCGAAAACACATAGGCCGTGCCATCGGGCATCCGGCCATGCTGCTGCAGGTTGCGCACCGCCGACAGCCGCGCACTGCTCTGGAAGCTGAAGAAGGCGGCCTGCAGCCAGGCGGCCTGGCGCGGCGTCATCTGCGGGCCATTGACCACGAGCCGGCACGGCGTGCGCACCACAGCCGCATCGCCCGTGGCCGAGAACACGAAGGGGTTCCAGGGCCTGGTCATTGAGGCACCGCCAGATACTGGGGCACGCCATCGACTTCCCGAAACGTGGCAGACACCTCCCGGGCGTCGCAGCGGTAGCGGTTGGCCGTCAGGCTGGTGGTCTGGCCGCCTGCGAAGCCCGCGACGATCTCACCGCCGGCGATGCACAGCATGGCCGGGCCATCGCCGACACCGTCGCCCAGCTTCAGGCGGCTGCCCGGCGCCGCGATGCCGGAGCCCAGCACCACAGGCCCACGCATGCGCGGCAGGAACGCCAGCTGGTCCCAGGCCGTGCCTGACAGAAACACCAGGTCCTGGGCCGTGCCCACATAGACGCCGTCATCTACCGGAACGATGGCCGTGATTGCCGCGGGCAGCTGCTTGAAGTCGCGCCAGTCAGACAGGTGCGGCGCCTGCGGCCGGCTGGCCCACAGCGCATTGCCCTGGGCGACCAGCACGCGGCCGCGCCAGTAAGCGGTGATGGTGCCTACCGGGAACGGCTGGGCGCCCAGGGTGCGGCAGGGCAGGACGAGCTCGGAATTGGCCCCTGTGAATTCGAAGCTGCGGCCGGCCGTCGTCCCAGCCAGATAGGCGCCCTCCCCGTCCCGGCTGCTCAGGTAGACGTTGATCGCATGGCCTGCGCGCTCCGGCAGGTTGTCCAGACGAAGGCCGCCCTGCTGCACCGCCACCGGCTCGGAGCTGGCCGCCGGACCCTCCAGCCTGTCGGCCAGGCGCACATAGGTGAGGTGGTAGCGGTACTGGCCCGCCTGCAGCGCTCCGAATGGGGCATCGGGCACGCCCAGCGCATCCGGCATGGGCACGCTGCGCGCCAGCCCCACCAGGCCATCGGTTGCGCCGTCGATCTGGCCGTTGCTGAACAGCGTGCGGCCGTCGGGCAGATTGCAGTACCAGACCCGCTCCGGGCCCAGGGCCGGGTGGATGACGTGGCGTGCGCCGTCCGGGTGGATGGCCGTGATCTCGCCGCCCACGGTGGCCAGCATGAAGCCCTGGCCCTGCCACAGGTTCTTGTGGCAGCGGTCATCGACCAGGCTGTAGCCCGCGCGCCGGGTGATCTCGCCGGTGAGCCCGATGTCGACATTGCGGGCCACCAGCAGGTCCGAGCCCTTCATGCGGTGCTCGGGCAACATGTTGTTGATGCCCGTGAAGGCCTCGAAGGTCAGCATTCGCTCCCCCTGGAAATCGTGACCGGGCCAAGCCGCACCGGCCAGCATGGACGCACGCGCACGGTGACGCCGCTGCCATCGATCACTCCGAAATGCACGGGCCGCAGGCTGGCCACATGCACAACCTGGCCCGCGTCCTCAACGCGCACGGGGCCCATGCGCAGCGGGCGCAGGCTGGCAACCGATACCGCCAGGACCGCAGCAGGCTTGCCCATGCACGCCGGCCGCAGCGGCGCCACAGCCACGCGCCCAGCGATGGCCAGGGCACCCGACGACACCGGGCGCAGGCTTGCAACGGCCACTGCAGTGCGAGCCAGCACAGGGCCCAGGCGGCCGGCTCGCAGCGATGCCACCTGAACCGTCTTGCTGCCCACGGCGGCAGCGATCCCAAAACGAACCGGGCGCAAGCTGGCCACCGGGTAAGAGCCAGCCGAGGGCGGCATGCCGCGAAACGCCACGACCAGGCCCATCCGCACCGGCCGCATTGAGCCAGGCTTGAGCACGACATCGGTGCCGTTCTTGCCCGTGGGCACGCCGAAGTGCACGGGCCGCAGGCTGGCCACGGCCGCGCCCGCCGTGATCCCGGGCCGGCCGAAGTGCACAGGCCGGATGCTGCGCGTGCCCGAGGACGCGCCGCCGCCATCGCCATTGACGACTGCCCCGTTGATGACCGTGCTGTTGATGCTCATGGGGTGCTCATGGTCAGAAGGCGGTCTGCACCATCACGCCCTTGATGTAGAAATTGCCCCGCACCGAGCCGCCCACGGCCGGCGTGTCCAGCTTCGCGCGCAGGCCCGCCAGCACGCGGCCTGTGGTGACAGGGATGCGCTGGGCCGTCCTGTCTGCGGTGATCGCCGAAAGCGCCAGGGCGTCGGCCAGCTTCACGCTGTCGGATACGGATTCGATGGTGACCACGGGCGCAGCGCTCACCCCGCTGCCGCGCGAGCGGCAGATGAAGCCGACCTCGGACACCAGCAGCGAACAGGCCTCGACGCCCAGTTCAATGCCCGCCGCCAGATCGAGTCCGATCCAGCTGCCCTGCACCGACTGCCCGTCCAGCGTCTCGCCCATCGCCGATGTGGACCACGCCGGCTCCGTGCCCAGCGACGTGATGCCCGAGCCATACAGCGTGTAGTCGTGGGTGGACAGCGAGTACTGCAGCCCGTTGGCCGTGGTGGGCCGCACGATGGCACCTTCGTTGTAGCTCGTGTTCGGCGTCCAGGCCGGGACCGCGCCCAGCTCCACCGGCATGGACAGCCAGAAGTTCTCGAAACCCAGGTTGGCGAAGGGAGCTGCCCCGATGCCCCGGTTGTCCAGGCGCTGGACCACCGGCTGCAGGTGCCGCGCCATGATGCTCATGGAGCGCGGGATGGGGGCAGGGCCTGTCTGGACGAAGTCCGTGGGCACACCCTGCAGGAAGCTGGCCAGCATGCCGGCCGTCACACGTGCGGAAAGGGTGGAGCCAGCAGGCCAGGCCTGGGCAGCCGTTCCCTCGCGCGCACGGTTGACCTCCAGCACGTTGCCTGCCCGGTCATAGATCTCGATGATTTCGACCACGCCGGGTGTGGCGGGATTCGTCAGCGTGGCCAGTTGCACGCTGTCGTCCCCGTAGTACCCCAGAAACGCGCCAGCATCGTCCACCGTGATCTGGTCGTCGCCGGAATCGATCGCGCCGACGAGGGCCGCCTCGGCGTTGTTCGTGAAGCCCAGCATGGCGGCCTCAGACCAGCGCCAGGATCTTGCTGGCCCCGTCGCTCCACTGCGCCGACACCGCGCCGCCGTTGGCCACCATGGGGAAGCCGGTGACTTCATCGAGGTAGGCGATCAGCGAAGACGTGGTCGGGCTGCCAGTGTCGATGAACAGCACCACGGCCTTGAGCGTTGGCCCCGGTGCAATGGCACCAAAGGCCACATCGTCGGCATCGAACACACCGCCCGTGATCACCTTGTTGGCCAGGGACTGGGCCGTGCCCACCAGCGTGCCCAGATCCGACAGGAACTCATGGGCCGTGCTGAACGTGTAGCCACTGGGAACGATGGCCGCCTTGATGGCGTCGTTCAGGAAATCGATCTGCTTGCCCAGGATCTTCTGAGCACCTTTGGGATAGAGGACGTTGGACATGCTGCGCTCCTTTTGCGATGGAGGCAGTTTCCAAGCGGGGTGCGCCTTTGGCGAACCCTGGGCGGGGGCTGCTACATTGGCATCAAGGAGCCGTTACAGAATGAGTATCACCAGTGAATTTGAAAACGCGATGCTTGGGGGCAAGCTGGAGCTTGCATTGGGTATAGTGCAAAAGGCTCGCCCAGAGGAGCTTTCCATGCTCATCGGAATTGCGCAGGACTACCCTGGTCCAGTCGCTAGCGCAGTAATTGCACTTGCCAGATCCCTGCTCAGAATTGCAGATTTGGAGAAGGAACTTGCTGAGGCAAAAAAAGCAAATGCCGAGGCAGCGATTCGCTTGATGCGGGAAAAGCAAGCCGCGAAACAAACACCGGACGACGATACACCGAGCCCCTGCTGAAACTGCACATGCCGGGCAAGCGGGATTGGCGGGCATCACCGCCCCGCCTACTATGCCGCCATGCCCGGCATCATCTTCTGGCTGCTCGTGATTGCAGCCATCCTGTTCTTCAAGCTGACCACGCCCGCCGAGCGCCGCTCGATGATCGAGACCTATTGGCTGATCATCATCGGGCTCGGCGCCGTGGGCTTCATCTGGCAGTTCATCCGGCGCGGCGCGATCAGTCTGTGAGCTTGGCCACGCGCTGCGCGATGGCGTTGCGCTGCTGCTCGATCTGCGTGAGGCGCTCGCGCTTGATCTCGCCGGTCATGAGCCGGTCCCCCTCGATCTTCTTGGCACGCTGGCCCAGCTCGGCCATCTGCTGCTTGGCAGCGTTGATGGCCATGCGGTTGCGCAGCTTCAGCCCTTCCTCTTCCTGGATACTGCGCGCCATCTCCACGTCGCCGGACTTGATCGCGGCCTGATGGCTGGCCCAGGCCTGCTCCACGTCCTTGGCCTGCTCGTACATCGTGGTCACGTAGCGGCTGGAGCCTGTGGGCAGTTCCTCCACGAAGTTGCCCGCCACGAAGGTGTCGCGCAAACGCGCAGCCGGGCGCTCACCGCGATCGAGCAACGGCCGCGCAATGGTGTCCGTGGCGGTGGTGCTGACGGTGGCCAGCCAGCCGAAGTACCCGCGCAGCAGGAAGTCCACCTGTTTCGGGCTCAGGCCCGAATACTCGCCCTTGGCCAGGCGCACCGGGTCCGGCAGACCCCAGGAGCCCAGCAGGCGCGCCACTTCCGAGGTGCGCTCGTTGTAGCGGTCCTGCGGGCGCAGGCGCTCGTCGGCCATGCCCTCGATGGCCCGGCCGCTGAAGCTGTCCTTGTTGGCGTAGACGTCCAGGAATGGCTTGATGGCCTGGGGCGTGGGGTCCATGGCGAAGGTGTTGAACACCATGTCGCTGATGCGCTGGCCGAAGCGCTTGCCCGTCATCTCCTCGCTCATCATCAGCTCGGCCGTGCGCTCGGCCACCGTGCCGATGGCGCCCACCTCGAAGGGCTTGGGGATGCGAAAGGCCTTGTCGCCGATCTTGAACCACCAGAAGTTGTCGCGGTCGAAGTCCTCTCGCTTCTTCCAGTCGTCGTCATCAGCATAGGCGGCCAGCAGGCCCAGACTGGCCATGGACACGGCGCCGGCCATGGCGGCCAAGCGGCGCGGGTCCTCGCCGGCAGCACGGCCCAGCTTGTACAGGCCCTGCAGGCGGGCGTTCAGGAAAGGCACGGTCTGGGCCAGGAAACGCACCGTCTCCCATTTGCCGGACATGCTGAAGTCCATCAGGTCCCGGGCCTGGAAGCTGGCCTCGGCGTGGCTCAGGCCCTTGGCGCGCAGGCGCTCGTACAGCGCCGTGCGGTTCACGTTCTCCGTGCGGTCGCCGAATTCCTCGTACACCTCCCACAGGGAACGCATCTGGTCCTTGAGCTTGTCGAAGCCCTGCTTGTCCAGCATGGTGCCGCCCAGGCGCTCGATCTGGCCACGCAGCTGGTTGGTGTTCTCCTGCGTGCCGAACTTGATGATGCCGCCGCTGGCCAGCATGGAGGCGTAGGTCTGGCTGTCCTTGGCCGTGGCCTTCCAGCCCTTGGCGACGTTCTCCAGCGGGTTGTAGCTCAGGTCGCTCTGGGCGATGGCCGAGAGGCTGTCGCGGATCAGGTTGCGGATCTTGAAGGTGGGGTTCACCGTCACACCGAAGGTCAGCAGGCGCTTGAACGGCGCCATGACCTTGACGATGCCGGGTGGCGTGTAGCTCATGGCCGAGATGGCATCGACCAGGTACGGGTCCTCGATGGCCCAATGCTCGGCCACGCCCTCACGCATCACCTTCACGGCGCCCTTGGTGTCGGCGGGCACCTGGTAGGCCACGCCCATCTTCTCGGCCGCGTCCATGGTCTCCAGTGAGGCGCGGTTGCGCGCGGCAGCGGCATACAGGTGGCTCCAGTTCATGAGCGTGTTCTGCAGCAGGTCGGCGTTGAGTTGCTGCGTGCCGCCCTTGAGCTTCTTCCAGGCCTGCTGGTTAACCAGCCCGGAACTGAAGCGCGGGCCGCGCATGCCGCCGTCCTCCTCCATGAGGCGGTAGAACGGCACATAGGGCTGGTCCTTCATGAGGTCGTAGGCGGCCTGGTCGATCAGGCCCGAGTCACGCGCCACCTTCAGGCTGGCCCCGTTGAAGGCGTTGAGCTCGCGCAGTGCCGCGGCATACAGGGGCATGCGGGCCGTGCCATCGGCCATGCGGCCGGCATCCAGCGAGCGCAGGGCCGTGATGTCGCGGTCGGTCAGCAGGTTCTCCTTGCCCTCGGCCTTCAGGCGCTGCGCGCGCTGGGCAGCCACCCACTGGAAGAATCGGTCGTGCTCGCCCTTGAGGCTGGCCAGCACGTTGGCGAAGCCGCCGTCCTTGATGTCCACGTCGGCCACGCCGTCGCGCAGGTAGGGCTTGCCGTAGAGCAGCGCCGCCTCCACCGCACCGTCGCTGCCCTTGGACAGGCGCGCCAGGATGTAGGCCTTCTCGCTGATCTCCTTGATGGGGGCGAACTGGTCGACCAGGCCCTGGCGCAGTTTCGTGCCGATGTTGTGGCGCATGGCCTGCGCGCGCTCGGCCCAGGTCTGCTTCACCTGGACGCCGAAGGCATGCTCTGCGGCGCGGGCCTGCTCGGCGGTGTAGTCGCTGGTCGCGGGCGCGGCCGGCGCGGCGCGGCTGAACTGCACGCCCTGGCCGGCAGGGGCTGGCGCGGGCGCTGGGGCGGCAGCTGACGGAGCCGCAGCCTGCGCATCAGGAGCAGTCGCCGCGCCGTCCAGCTCGCCAGCGAAAGCGGGGTTCTCCCGCTGCGCGATGCCGAAGGCCAGGTTCACCAGGTCCTGGCTGGCGAAGTCGCTGCGGCTGCCAGCGATCTTGGCCCAGACCTGGCGCAGCACCTTGCGCACCTGGTCGAGCCAGCGCGCCACGGTGCCGGGCTTGGCCAGGGCATTGGGGCGCACGCCCATCTCCAGGGCAACCTGCACGGCATAGGGGAACAGCTCCTGCGTGGACAGCTCCGGGCCGGAGGCCTGCACGCGGGCCGCTGCCTCGTTGTAGACCTGCCGCTCCAGGCTTCCCTCCGGCGCACTGGCCCAGCCGCCGATGGCGCCATGCAGCTGGTTCCAGCCCTCCTCACCCAGCACCGCAGGCCCGTGCTTGTGCATCAGCTCGTGCGCGACCACGCCCAACTCGTCGCCGGCCACGATGTGGTCAGAGATGACGAACACGGTCTTGGTGTTGGGGTCGTAGAAGCCCTGGGCCTTGCCGCCGCCCTCGGCACCCATGGCCACGGGGCCGATCAGCGGCTCCCAGTTGGCGCGGATGTCGTCGGAGGTGGTAACCACGATGCGGCCCAGGCTGTTGGGCAGCATGCCCATGCCGCCCACCAGCTGGTTCACGGCCTGGCGCACAGAGGCATTCGTGGCCGGATAGACAGGTGAGCGCAGTTTGCGGATCTCCCTGGCCAGTTCCTCGGGCATGTTGCGGCTGAACTGCTGCGCCTCGGCAGGAGCAGTTGCCCCGCCTCCGTTGGACGTGCTGGGGAACTCGGCCACCTGTGCCAGCACTTCCTGGATGGGGGCATCCAGCCGGATCACGCTCACCGGCTTGCCGTCGGCGCGGCGCGCGAGCCACTGGTGATGACCATCCACGACATAGCCATCCGACGAAACCAGGATGGAGCGGTCTCCGCCCTGGCGCTGGCGCGCTTGCTCGACACGGGCAGGCGAGAACTCCGCCTGCGTCGGCTTGAGGTCGCCGGCAGGCATCTCTGCCGGCTTGCTGTCGATGCCCCGCGCCTTGAGGAAGTTGGCCAGAGCGCCGCGATGCTCAGCGCGTATCTGCGGCATCTGTGCGCGTGGCACGCCCAAGGTTCCCGTCTCCGGAGCAAAGGCGCTCCACTCCCTGTCAATCTGCCCAGCCGACAGGCCAGCACCACCGGCCTGCTGCTGGCCGGCAAGCGCCGCATCAGCCGCATCCACCTCGGCAAGGATCTGCGCCAGCCTCTTGCCCTTGGGATCTATTCCCAGACCCCGGGCCACGCGGCCGGCAGGTAGCGCGCTGGATCGCCAGTTGGCCGGGCGGGCCGCTGCTGCCTGCGCTTGTCCTTGCGGGCCTGGCGCCGCGCCGCCTTGCGCGCCATCGTTGAAAGTCGTGGTGCTGGCATTCGTCAGACCTTCCTGCGCTGCAGCAGCACCAGCAGCCGGCGCGCCTGGCGCTCCAGTTGCTTGCGGAGGTTGCGCGCCAGCTTGCTGGGCTTGATCGGCTTGCGGGACAAAGGCGGCTCCTGTGGTTTGGGTCAGGGGGCCAGGCCCAGCGGCTTCCATGGCGCCGGGTCCGGTTGGGGGATTGGCTGCTGGGGCGGCCACGGCGGCAGCCTGTGCCTGGGCACCTTGGGCATTTGCGATCTCCTGGGCCTGCTGGGTGGCGTCAAAGCCAGCATCCACCGCCATGGCTGCGCCGCGCGAGAGCGGGCCGTCTGCAGGGTTGAGGCCCATGCGCTCGGAAGGACGCTGCAGCGGGCGCTGGGGGATCAGCGCCTCCATGGCGGCGTTGTCTGCGAAGGGGTCCACGGCTGGCGCGCGGTCGGCCGGCAGCGGCGCCGGCTCGCCCACACCCCGGAAGCCCATGTAGGCATCCACCATGCGGCGCACGCGCTGCGTCTCAGCGGTGTCCAGCGGCTGCTCGTTGATGCGGGCCAGGCCCTCGTTCAGCCCGCCCAGCACCTGGGCGCTGTTCTCGGCCCCGCCATCCAGCAGGTTCTGCAGCCCAGACAGAATGCGGCCGGTGCGCACACGGGCGTCCACGGCGGCAATGCCAGCATCCTCGCTGGCCTGCTGGAACTGGCCCTGCAGCTGCGCGGCCATGGCGTCTGCCGCGTGCAGCCCAGCACCAGGAGCTGGCGCACCAGTAGGGTCAGCACCCACGTTCTCGGCCAGCCAGGCGTCTTCCATGGCATCGCGCACCGTGTCCACCGTCTGCTGGGTGGAGAACTGCGTGCCGCTGCGCACAGCGGCCTGGACTTCGGCCAGGTAGTCGGGACGCTGCTGGAGGGGATCCTGTGGGCGGCCGAGGAACTCACGCACCGCAGCGTTCTGCTCGTCCCAGTCCGTAAAGGGGTCCACTGCCGGGCCAGCACCTTCTACAGGAGCAGCAGCACCAGGCTGCGCGGTACGTACACCAGCCTGCACCTGCTGGTCCCATGCCGTGTAAGGGTCAGGCTCAGCCTGGGGCCGGGGCGTCACCAGGTCCTCGAAATTTGCAGGCGCACCCAGGTCCACGGGGTTGACCGGCTGCCCGGCCAGGTTCTGGATGCTCGCCTCCTCGGCCAGCTGGTTGGCACTGGCTGCGGCGTCCTCTGCGCGCTGACGCCCCTGCTGGTCTGCCTGGCGGGCGCGGCGGTTCGCCCCGCCGCTGACGTTGGCGCCAGCCCCCATCACGCCACCGGCAATCGCTCCTTCCGTGCTGGCCCGGGCCACGCCCTCCATCAGCGGCTTGCCATCGGCATAGTTCTGCCACATCTGCTCCTGGGCCGACTGGGGCAGTTCCTGCAGCACCGCCTCGGAGACCATGCCCCCCAGGATGCGGCGCTGGGCCGAGAGCGGCACCTCCGCGGTCGCGCCCGTGCCGATCTTGGCCATGGCCGTTTCGGCCGTCTCCAGGCCCAGGCGGTTGGCCACTCGGCCGGCACCGACGCCGATGGCGCCCGTCAGCGCGCCAGCGCCCAGGGCAGCCACAGCATTCCGCTGCTGGTCCTCGCCCGTGGCCTGCTCCATCTGCTGGCCGGCCGTGACCACGCCTTCACCGATACCCGCCGCCACCGGCGCGGCCCACTTCTCGCCTACGGTGCGCGCCAGCACACCGGGTGTGGCTGCGCGCGCCGCTGTGCCCGTGGCGGCGTTGGCAGCCTTGGCTGCAACTGCGCCAGCGCCCATGGCCGCACGCCCGAGGACACCGCCGGCCACCATCGACGGCAGCGACTCGGCCACCTGGTTCGCCGTGTATGCCGGATTCTTCAGGTAGGCCAGCGCGATATCGCCGGCCGAGCCGTCCTTCCAGGCCTCGTCCACGTTCTGGCGCCCGGCCTCGTAAGCCGGGGAGAACTTCGTCTCGTCGGCCCACCTGCCCGGCTGGAAACCCGTGGCCTCGCCCAGCGCATCGGCCGCCGCAGTGACGGGGCGCGCGCCAGTGGCCAGGGCGATAGGCAGATCAGCCAGCCCCGTGACCATGCCCGGCAGTCGCTGGACGCCGGCCTTCACGGACTTGCCGAGGTCGGAGAGGGTGCTGGATTTGGCGGGCTCAGGTGTGGAGAAGGCGCCCTTCTCCCAGTCGGGCGCGCCACCCGCATTCGGTGCGGCAAAGGTGCCGCGTTCCCAGTCTTTATTTGCCATGCCCCCAGTGTTCCCACGCAGGGGCTGGGGCGCGAACCCTGGAGGGGTGCCGCGAGAGCCTGCATAGAATGGCGGCAATCAGCGGCCTGACGCCGCGACTACTGGAGGGGATCTTGGCCGCGTCTCAAATGGAACCGAAAAAACTGAACGTCTGGGCTGCGTTGGTCTATTTCCTGCTGTTCATGGATGGTCGGTACCTTAACGCAGCAACGCGCAACACCCTTAACACCAACATCACCCCCAAGGATGCCAGGCAGGCGTGGGATCAAGGCAAGCGCCCAAGTGCTGACGAAGTTGACTCCTGGACGCGAGCGAATGCGGAGCAGCTCGCGATCATGCGAGCTGGTTTCTGGAAATCCGGTCTGTGGACGTTTGGGATCATTGCCATTGCGCTCGGCATTCTTTGGATTTGCGGGAAGGGAATCCCCTTGTATTACGAACCCAAGTCGATTTCGGCCATCGGTGGTGCTTTGGCTGCATGGGGCACCATTTTTCAACTCACACGAGTTGGAGCCACATACAAAGGAACGGCAGCACACGAGTTGATGCGCCCGCCCCTCTTCCTCCTCCTGTTCGTGCCAGGCTCTGTGCTGGCCATCGCCGGGACGCTAGCGTAGGCCGGCGCCCGTCCGGGCGCGGAGTGGTACTCTCAGGGCACTGCCGTGTAGGCAGCTCAGAAAAAAAAGCTAGCCAAAGCGTCACTTTTTGACTGATTCTCTGCCGTGTAGGCAGCTTAGAAACAGCGCCGCGCAGCCAAGAAGCAGCGGCGACCGTTCCCTGCTGTATAGGCAGCTCAGAAATCAAATGAAAGAGCCCGATGGTGTGGGCTCTGGTTCACTGCCGCACAGGCAGCCAGGCCTGCCCAGCGGGCCTTTTTCTTGGACGCTGCTCACACGGGCCGCGTCCGCACCTCAGCCGTCCAGGCAGACTGCCCTCTGGGCTGCAACGAGCCCTGATCCGTTGCAGCGATGTGGAGATATTCGCCCTCTCCCAGCGCGCGAGCCTGCTGCGACAGCTGCTCGCGCACTTCATTGGATTCAGCGCGGAGCTTGCTGATCACCATCTTGTTCACCTTTAGCTCGCGACAACAGCGGCAGGAAAAGTGCATCCACTTTCCATAGTCTTCGAGGTAGGCAGTGCACTGGAGGTTGCATAAGGGGCACGGGGCTTGGATGGAGTCTGGCATGGCGTCACTCCAGGGAAAAACTGAGTTCGAAGAAAACGGTAACCCTGTTGTACCCCAGCCGAGCGGTGAAATCTGAAGTGCAGCGTTAGGGCTTGGCCTAGTCTGAGCGGGCATAAAGATTGCCGCCTGTACAGCCTCACAGCCTGGAAGAAGATACATATTGGTACAAGACCCGAAAGAACGGTAGCATGCGCTCACATTTAACCAATCGAAAGCGTAGTGACATGCGAGTATCAATAACTCCTGCCGTTGCCAATTCGGCAGAGGGTCCACATGGATGAGTGCAAGCCGGGCCAGGACAGCGACCAACAACCCCAGTGGTCGCCTACGGGAGCACTGGCCCTGCTTATTTTGGGAGCGCTTGCGATAGCTGCGGCGATTTGGCTCATGGCGAAGCAGCACCGCACCCTGCCTTGGCAACTGCGAGCCGCAGCCATTGCCGCACCGGCAACAGAAGCTTCGCCGCCAGCCGCAGCTGCCGAAATGCAATGCCCAAATCAGAACTGGACTGCAGGCCAACGCACGTGATGAGCTTCTGGCGCAGGGCTGGGTTCAGAGACGACAAAGCCCGCCGAAGCGGGCCCGTACAGAACTTGGCCAGACTTACTTGCGCCCACCCACGTAGCGCCCACCCTTCCCGCTCTTGCCCGATCCGCCGACGCGCTTGCTGCCCTTACGTCCAGCAGCTTCGAAGGACAGGGACGATGCAGTGGACTTGCCCGAGGCGGGCGTAGCGCCGGAACCTTGGCTTGGCAACAGTTCGCCGGCCTGCGCCGACGTAGCTGCTGCCAGGGCGATTGCGAGGAATGCGATTTTCATGGAGAGGCCTCCTTGTTGTGGTCAGACCATGCTATCGCTGGGCCGGCGCGTTGCACGAGGGTCGCTTTCCCTACTTGCTTTGACGTGCGTCACGCCGCGGCCTGGCCAGGTCATAAACGACAACGGCCACGCGGCCTGATCACTGTGGGAAATTGGAAGAAGAATGGCACTCCAGGTCTACGATGGGTGCTCCTACACAACCAACCCGAAAGGGGCAAATCGATGGAGACTCATGCATTCGCTGGGTCGCGTACCCTGGTGAAGGGCTCCTACAGCCCCGAAACCCATCTCCTTCGCCTGTGGTTCACGAGCAGCCCGGATCGCGCGTATGACTATCCGAGGGTGCCGGAACATACTTGGACCGGGTTGAAAGCAGCTCGTTCGCCGGGCGGCTACTACAACGATCACATTCGTGACCAGTTCGGGGAGCCGCACGATCCAGCAAATCACTGGCTGCATCGATAGCCGCTCTCACCCTTGAGAAATCGACGGTCCAGCTGGTCTCTGGTGCCAGCGGCAGGTCTGGCCGGTCGGTAGCCACGCATCCGCCGTGGAAGTCGAACTCCCGCCGCGCGAGCAGCAGCACGTCGCGCACATAGGCCAGATCAGCGTCGGCCGCACGCACGCTCGCTTCAATTCGCCGCGCCGCAGCCCTGGCACGATGCGCCGCGTGCACGGCTACGCAGACCAAGACAAGCGCCAGAAACAGCGCACCAGAGAGGATGAGGATGGGGAGATGTGCCATGCCCCAGTGTTCCCACGCGGGGGCTGGGGCGCGAACCCTGGGCGGGGGCGTGAAGAAGCCGCCCCGACATAGATGACGACATTTTGAAGTTCACCGACGCGGATGCAATGAGCCGATGCGCCTGCTCTGCCCAAAAACGGACCGCATGCTCAAGATGATTCTGGACAAGTTCGTCTTCTTCTGCGGCTTCCTCATAGGCGTCAACGACGACTTCATGCCCATAGTGACCACGCAGCCGCGCCTGAAAAAGACGTTGTCAAACCTGTAGGCACACATTCCAGCCGCCATTTACGCGGCTGCACCCCCTACACAGGCACGGTCTCGCCGTTATCCTTCATGGCAATCGAAAGACATGCATATGAACCAAGAGACAGCCCTCATTGCCCAGCATGACGATGTCGCGCGCGAACATCGATTCCAGAACGTCGTCTATCAGGGTGAGACTTGGGACTTGTCGCATCTGGAGCCATACGCGTTTCGAGCAATGCTTAAAGACGATCTGACCGTCGATGTTGTGGTGTTCTTCTCGTGCCACTGCTTCACACATGCGGAGAAGCGGGACAACCGCCCATCAGTGCCAGCGGAAGAAATTTTCATGGAGGGGCACGTCCGCCGCGTACTGAATCCAGAGCGCTGGCGGCTGTCAAGAGAGCTGCTCCCCGGACTTGATGGGCTCTTGAGGAATCAACACATCCGCGTGCTCGGCGGCCCCTTGAGCAACTATGCGATCTTCACAGCGACCGACACAGAGGGCAGGACGGTCAACTACGGCGTTTTCTTCGTCGTGACCAAAGACAAAGAAAGGCGAAAACGCCTCTTGCTCCGGGTGCAGTCGGCCTACGTGGTGGAGGAGTTGACCCCGAAGCTTCGGAAGGCGCGCAAGGTGAACCTCAACGTCCTGCTGCTTCGCACATACGAGGGGAAGCTGCCGATCTGACCCTGAAAAGACAACAGCCTCCCGAAGGAGGCTGTCGCATGCGAGGCTCTCTTTAATCCCACTCCAGGTGGGACCCGCGCCAGGGGGTATTGCGGGCGGCACCGGCACCATGTTCTCGCTTGTAGGTACCGGCCTTTGGTGAGTCAATAGTAGCAGTAATTAACTGTCATGACCACCCTGCCCGGGCGCCTCTGTAGGGGATACATGGTCGATACCTCCATCAACCCGGGCCTCAAACTACCGACTTTCGACAGCTGGAACGCTGTTCAGACCGGCCGAGTCCGTACCTCCGCCTGCCAGGGTGTCTGGCCTTCGAGCTGGATGCCCTGCCCCTTCGCCTGTCCGAAGCGGAGGTATTCACCATCACGGAGGGCGGCGGCCTGATGCGAGAGCTGCTCGCGCAGTTCCTGAGGCTCAGCGCGCAGCCGGTTGATCACCAGCTTGCTGACCTTGATCTCGCGGCACGAGGGACAGAAGTAGTGTGTCCAGTTGTCGTAGTCCTCGGAGTACGCCTCGGCGGTCTGACTGCACAGCGGGCATGGGGATGGGTATGCATTGGTGTTGCTCATGGGCCTTGAAGGTACAGGCCATGGGCGAAAGTTCGGGAACCCTGCACGGGGGTTTCTCAAGCCACCGTTGTCCCACAGCCACATAGGCAGGTCAGTGCCATGCAAGCCACCACAGAAGTGATCCCGATGCAGCGGCTCCGTGGTGCAGGAGCGATGGAAGGCAGCGACGGGGAGCGGGACGAAGACGACAACAACAGCCCAGCCGTAACCGTGGGGCTGGCCGCGCTGGCCATCGCTCTGCTGGCTGTGGTGATGGGCGTACTGACGCTGCTGGTAAGTGGGCAGCCCAGAGCGACGAAGCACACATGAGGCGCGCTCTTTTGCGCGGCAGCACGTATCTGCAACAATACGTAGCAAATCCAGCACGGCTTGACCTCTTGACGTGCAGACAACCACAACGTCACCACAAGCCTACCCACAAGAATACAATGCCGAAGCAGGAAGAATCTACCACCAAGGTAAGTTACAAGAATGTCGGTCGGTGGCAAGAACTGAAGCCTCCAACGGACTGGTCCGATGCGAATCGTGTTATTGCATGTGGGCCTCTGTACGAAAAAGAAGATATACAGGCGTTACTTGAGAATGGTTGCAATGGCACAAGATTATTCACAGCGAAATGCATAGTTGATACGGCTAGCGACAATCTTTCACTGAAAGATGTAGTTGAACTTCTTACTGTCATCTTGAAGTATGGGAAATACAAAAATTCTCAGTGGTGCCGTCAGGGCGAGCCCAAAGACAAAGAAGCTGGTGCGCCCAAAAATATTGCTTGTGCGGCTTGTGACGCTTACAAAGTAAGCGTATTAGTTCAAGGGGAAGGTACCAAGCATTACTATGCAAAGTTCGCCATATCTGCCAAGAATAATTTACTCCTCATATTCTCATGCCATCAATAATTATGAAAAACTCGGAATGTGAAATCTGCGGCGAAGAAGCAGTCAACGAGACTATATCCACGCATATCATCGCTTATAACGGATTACCTCTTGAGGTAAATATTCATTCCAGCGTTTGCAGCGAATGTGGATCCGAGATTGTAAATCAAGAACAATCTCTAAAAAATCGCCGATCTGTAATTCTCAAGAAGAAGAGTGTTGACGGTATACCTGCAGGTAGCAAAATTAAAGAAATGCGAATCGCCGCAAATCTAACGCAAGCAGAGGCCGGAAAAATTGTTGGCGGAGGACCAGTAGCATTCTCAAAATACGAAAATGATGACTTAATGCCTGATGCGGCAATGGCCAATATACTTAAAGTTTGGGAATTTGACCCAACATTTATTGAGACATTGAAAAAACTGAATGCATCGGCAATACGGACTGCTGAAGTTAGTAAACATATTCACTTTTCAAGTAGATTTTTCAGCACAGACCAAATTTCACCGTCGTACAAAGAGTCGACAGAGGGCTACTCAGAAGAGGCCAATGAAATCACAAGTAACTTTGAATTTAACAAAGTTAACAGCTATTCGTCAAAGCCAGATAATCAGTGGAAGTATCATTAATGAACGAACTTCAAGCAATTAGCATATCGAGATTAGTTCAAGTAAGAATACTATCTCTTTCAGCCTCTCGCCCTCTAGCCGACTCAGATAGCGGGATTGTGGAGGCACAGGTCAAATTCAGCGTCAAAAATTCTAAAGACAAAAAAAGAAAAATTGGCACAGTTCAAATAACACTTATTGGAAAACCATCAAAACCTGAGGAAGATAAGTCTTCGAGCAACAAGATTTCGTTCAAACTTGATGTGGAGGCTCGCGGCGTTTACTCCTATCCAGAAGATATTGATGCTGCCACAATAAAAATCTCCGAAGATATGGCATCCATTATGTGTATGCCAATCTATCTGTTCGCAAAGATACGCGCGGAAAACGCTCTTCGAGATATGGGCTTACCTAGTGTGAGGGTTGACCCAGACTTGCGAACAGTCGGCGATAAAAATGAAAATAGCTAAACTCTAACATCCGCAGATTAGTCATCTGACTTAATCGGAGTTAAATTTGATTCCACTACCATGTTCCTATGTGGTGCGTATATCGCCCGTTTCGTTTCATGGTTTACGGAACACTTGCGCAACATCGATGTCAATTCTTCTTTGCGCCCCCGCCCTGGCCGCCAATATGGCCACCTGCCTGCTCGACCGCCTGCCAGGCGTGGCAAACGATGTCGCGGCTCAGGCGGTGTTCCAGGTCTGCAGCGCTGAGCACCCTGGCGGGATTCAGTCCGTGCCCCAGGGAGATGGCCGGGGCATGCTGGGGTTCAAGTCCGGGCCAGAGTGCACAGCGAAGAAAGCGGGCGATACGCGAAGCACCAGGGCGGCGGAGCTCATTGGGATGGCGTGTCGGCGGCTGTATGACGGCCCCGATTGGGAGCGCGGCGAGCTCTCGCCCCCGAAGAAGTAAGCGCCCTATTGCGGCACCCATTTCTGCCCATCCCAGACAGCCGTCTTCCCGCCCACGCTTGAGACAGTTCCAACGGGCCTGGTTGCAGGACTCGACAGCGGATCACCGCCTCCCTGCCCCATAGGCACCTGCTCCACCTGTCCCGTAGCCCTGTTGTGGCGGATGACGCTGCCCATGGAGGTGGAGCCGTCCAGGTTCTTGGTGGTCGGCGTGACCTTCACATCCCAATCGCTGGGAGTCTGTGCGCCCTCGATGTCCCGCATGTACTGCACCAGGCTGCGGCGCTTGGTCGGGTCCTGCTGCTGGGCCACCTGATTGCGCGCGGCCTCCACCAGTCGGTTCGTGCGGTTCGTGTAACCCTGCGTCTCGCGGTCCATGTCCAGCTTCTGCTGCGTCAGCCCGGCCTGCATGCCAGCACGCTGGTTCTGGCCCTGCTGCTCCAGCATCGCGCGCACGAGCGAATTGCCCTGGCGCATGCCTTCTGCCTGCAGGCCTGGGGCCGCCTGCTGCAGCGCCTGGTCGGTGGCAAGCATGGCCTGGTACTTTTGCACAGCCGGGTTGTTCTCAGCGCCACGGCCGCCCCGCTGCTGGGTGTTCTTGATGGAGCTGGCCGATACCTCGGCATTGCGCAGCGCGTTGCGCGAGGCCCAGTCGTTGCCACTGTGGGCGATGCCTGCGGCCTGCACGAGGGGATTGCCCAGCGAGGACGACAGGCCCGGAGCGATGCCCTGCATCTGGGATCCTGGCGTCGCTCCGCTGGGCAGCGAGTTAACCGTGCCGCCGGCTGGCTGGCCATTGATGGTGATGTCGCCGCTGATACCAGGAGGACCGCTGTAGCTGTTGCCGTCGCGCGTGATGTTGGCCGGGCCAGCAGGTGCGGCAGGTGCTGGCATGGGCGCAGCTGCGGCGCCAGGGGAGCCTGGAGCGCCGGGCGCGCTTGCCTGCTGCTCCATCGCGGCGGCCACCAGTGGATTGGACTGGCGCGTGATCGGGCTGGCAGGTGCTGGGCTCTGGGCACCAGCAGCAGTCGCCAGCGCAGCACCGCCGCCCACCACGGGCGCATAGGGCGCTGCAGCCTGGGCGGCCTGGCCCAGCCCCGACATGGCCGGCTGCGATGCGCCGAAGGCACGGGCAACCAAGCCAGTACCACGCAGCGCGGCGCCAGGGATGCCGCCGGCACTGGGCACTGCGGCCAAGTTGCGGCCGAAGTCGTTGTTCAGGGGGTTGCTCTGGGAGCCGTCGGCAGCGGGCGCCTGCGGATTGCCGCCCACCGGGATCTGATTGATCAGCGCGTCACGCCGCTGGGCTGCTTCGAGGAGAGGGTTGGTGGCCATGAGTGTTCCTTGCGGAGTTGCTCATGGCAGTGTGCAAATCTATGCCCAGAAGAACAAACCCGGCGGGGGGTATCGCTATGCAACTCGTGTGCTCCAACCCATTAGTCCGAACCAGCCGCAACTGTCGCGTTGGTAGTACGCAAGCGACGTGAGCTAGTCGATTGCTGAATCTCTCTTATGATGTTTCAAAGAGATACAATGAACCCCCATTCACGGGATATCACTACTTACGGAGTCAAAAGATGAATAAGTACGAAGTCAAGGTTGCCTATGGCGATCCGGGAAAATCCAAGAATAGCTCTCAGACCATCCTCGTCGAGGCTGAAAGCGACTCCACAGCGATGCGTCTTGCCGAGAGCAAGTTCAAGAACAGCAATTCCGCCTACCGCAACAAAGAGGTTGAAGCTGTCTCTGTAAAGAAGCGATGACTTCCTTGAGCCAGCACAGGAGTTGGCTCTTGACTGCCTCGCAATAGTGCCTTGCTTTCCCTTGGCAATGGAGTTCCATGTAAAAGCAAGGCTACCTTTAGGCGTCAGCATCTGCAGTGCATCTGCTCGACATTTGCTGGCGTCTGCTTGATGAGGAATCCGGGCATGGATCAAGAGGAAGAGATCAACAAGCTTCGTCAAGAAGTTGACGCCCTTCGTCAAGCGATAAAAACACTGCTTGCTCAGGCGCAGGCGATGTCCCAGCTTGCAATGGCACTCGCAACCACGCACCCAGACCCGAAGGCCCTATTGGTTAACTTTGATGCCTTGGTAGCCGCCTCAGAAGGGCCTTTGCTCCACTCCAAAGCGACGGAACAGGATTTGGCCGAGATTGAGCAGTTCCGTGCAGTTGTGCGAGGGATTTTGCTACCAGGCTCGACATGAGCCGAGCGCCATCCTTCGCAGCCTCAACGCGTGGGCTGGTCGACACTGCGGGGTCAGGATTCTCTTTCATGATGGACCTCATGTAGATTTCAAGCCAGCGCCCCAGGCACGCCCACCTCGCGCGAGCGCACCCACTCCTCATTGCGCCCGCTGGCCTTGCGCCCGAACTCCGCCTCGAACTTGGCCAGGGCCACAGCGGCCTTGGCATCGTTGTGCATGTCGGTGTCCTCACGGCCATAGGCCCGGTAGAGCATCCAGTGCACCAGGGCGAAGTGCAGCTCGGGGCGGATCTCGGGCTTGTCCATGCAGGTGCGCATGGTCTTGAGCGGCAGGCGCTGCACCGTCAGGCGCAGTTCACCGTCTGCTGCAGGCTTGGGCCACAGGTGCAGCTTGCCGGTGGTCATGCCGGCCACCAGGCGCTGCGGCAGGTCCTGTCGCTCCTGGAATTGCCAACCCGGGTGGTAGCAGTCCATCTCGTCCACAGAGATCTCGCCGACCTCCTGCCCGTTGATGAAGGCGCGCAGGATGCGCACCACCCTGCTGTCCAGATCCACGGTCTCGGCGCCGGCCAGGAAGGCGATGCGGCACATGGGAGAGACCGAATCGCGCAGGAGCTGGCCACGGCGACAGGCTTCGACCTGAGCCTCGTTGGCGTAGATGGTCAGCAACTCATTGCTGCAGAAGACATCGGCGTCGCCACCGCCGACGGCCCGGCCCTGGTCGAGCGCGTCGGCCCGGTACTGCTTGATCAGGTCGTCGAGGGTCATAGCTGGCCTTCAGGTCAGGAGGCGAGGATCGAACGCAGCCAGGCCTGGCCCAGCCGGTTGTCGTCGCGGTTCACCTGGAACGGATAGCGCAGGCTGTTGATGGGCTGCACCACGTTCATGCGCTCGCCCAGGCGATCGTCCAGATCCTGGTCGTAGCCGGTCTCCTTGGCACGGGCCAGGCGCTCGACGAACTTGCGCTTGACCACGATGGGGCAATTGCGGCGGAACATCTGGATGACGCCGTTCACCGAGACCTGCACGAACTGCGCTTCGTTGTCGCGGCCGCCGGACAGCACGGTGACCATCACGGGCTCGTTCATGAAGGCTTCCAGCTCAGCGTCCTTGAGCGTCACCGGGGTGTCGATGATTTCTGCCGAGAAGTCCGGCACGATGCCGAACTCCATGGGAGGCGTGGCGCCCAGGTACTCGTTGGTGGCGTCCGTTTCGTTCTTGCGGGGGGTGGTGGCCATGTTGATGTCCTTGCGGGGATGTGAGGTGGCCCGGGGCGAATACCCCAAGGCCACGGGGGTGCGTCAGGTGCGCGCTTCGTAGACGCAGGTCTTGGAAGCCAGGACGGCCGCCAGAGTGGCGTTCTGCGACACGCGGAAGCCGCGTTCATCGACCGTGATGCCATTGGCAGCGTCCAGGGTGCGGACGCCATCAGCACCGGTCTTGAGACAGGAGCCAGCGGCCATGCCCTCGAACCACTCGATCTGCACGCGGTCGGTGACGTTGATCCAGCGGACTTGGCTCGGCTTGAAGCCGGTCTCGACGCGGGTGGTGTCCCCCGCGACGATGGCGGTGGCGTCGTAGACCACCTTCCCCTGTGCGGAGCTCTGCGAGTCCTGTTTATCGGTCTTGGTGCGGGTCTGGCCCGCGGTGTTGTCGGCCATGATGGGTTCTCCGTCGGAGTTGAGGTTCAGAGTGGAGGGAGGGCCGAAGCCCTCCCCGGCCTTACAGCGCGGTCACCCCGGCTTCGGCCACCGCCATCCAGCCCTCGTTGAGCATGGTGCAGGCCATGTAGAACTTGGCGCCCACGTAGCCGCGCTGGCCCAGCGGATCGCTCTTGTCCTTCACCCCGGGCGGGATGTAGGTCGGGTCGAGGGAGTCCGAACCACGCAGTGCCAACTGGCCCCAAGCGTCCTCGCCGACCATGATGAACGGGTAGACGTCCACGTTGGTCGCGCCCGTCAGGCCGGTGCTACCGATGGCTGCGCCTGCGCCGGCATAGGGCGCCAGTTCCGCGCTGGTAATGAAGCGGAAGTTCTCGCAGGAGCCGATTTCCTGGGTGTGAACCGGCTTGCGGCTGCCGTAGGCGCTGACGTGCACGAAGCCCTGCAGGTCGCGGATATCGGCCTCGGCGTCCGTGTGCACGAAGACCAGGTAGCTGGCTTCCACGGGCTTGGTGGCGATCATTGCCGAGGGCGACAGGATGCCCGTGATGCGCTTGGCGTGGTTGGCCTGCAGGTTGCGGCTGATCTTGCGCAGCAGGTTCAGGCTGATCTTCGCATTCACAGCAGCGCGGCTGGCACCGCCACCGGCATAGAACACGTTGGTGCAGGCCTTGAGCACGCCGTAGCGGATCATCTCGCGGACCAGGGCAATGCGCTCGCCGCACTGCTTCTTCATCTCCGCCGGCACGTCGTCCTCGTAGGTGTCCACCGTCTGGTCGGTGAGCTGGTAGAGGCAGCCGTACTGCTTGAGCGTGACCTGGATATCCTGCGGCACCAGCGTGTCGGCGCCGGGCGTGACGCCTTCGGTCAGCTCGTGGGCCACAGGATTGGCCTGCGGCCGGTTGCGGGTGTTCCAGTCCGTGTTCGCTGCACCCCATGGGAGGTAGCGGCGGTGCACGATGGTCTTGCCCTGGTTCTTGGGAAGCGCGCGCTGCTGGCCGGTGATGCCCAGCACTTCGCTCGCCACAGCGTGGGCGAGGATGTCGCCCTTGATCTTGCCGATCCGCGGCGCCGGGTTGCCGCTTTCGTATTGAGCCATGATGTTCTCCTTCGGGCCTGGCTATCTCAGCGCTGGCCCATGGTGGCCTGGAAGGCGGCCAAGAATTCTTCCTCTTCGGTGGGCGCGGCCTGGGGGCGCGGTGCGTTGCCGCTGGGCGTGACGGCAGCCTTGAGTCGTGCCTGCCCCTTCGCGGCCTTGTCGGCGGCGGAGGCGCGGGCGGTGGTCCATGCGTCGTATTTACCCAGTACGGAGCCCATGCTGTCGGCCGTGACCGCGTCAGCAAACTCCTGCTGCACCTGCTCCCCTTGAGCGGTGAGCCACAGGTTGAATTCCTGCGAGCCCACCTTGTCGCGCCAGCCTGTGTGCATGCGGTCCATCACGGCCAGCTCCAGCGCCATGGGGTCGTGCCCGGCCTGGACCTGTGGCGCTTCGCCCGTAGCCACGGGTTGCTGCGCTTCGGCCGGTGGGGCTTCCTGGCGAGGTTGCTGGTTATTGAGACCGATCAACGCCCGGGCGTACTCGGCAACGTCGGGATAGTCCTGCTCGAACTGCTTGAGTTGGGGTGGCAGCTCGGGCGCCGCTGCGGGCGCCGGGGCTGCTGGGGCCGCGGGAACTGGCTGTTGCGACTTGCGCAGAAGATCGCCAATGCTCCCGTGTGCTTTGTCCAACTGGCGTTTGAGCGTGTCCACCTCGGCGGCGTTGCCCAGCAGGCGGCGCAGCTCGCTGCGCTTGAAGCCGGCGAACTCAACAGGATCGTCATCCTCGGCCGTGGCCGGCTGCTGCTGGGCGGGCTGCCCTTCAGCACCGGCGGCGGCCGTGGCCTCCTCCTGCTGTTGCTCGCTGGCTTCTTGCGTCACAGCCTCCTTGCCGCCGTGCTCGGCCGCAGCACCTACGGGCGCTGCAGTGGATGCGGGCGGCTCGGTGCCGGACGTCTCAGCGAAGGCGCGATGGAAATCGGCCTCCTCTTGAGCACGGGCCTCGGCCTGCTGTTGAGCCTGCTGTTCCTGCTGTTGTTGCGGATCCATGCGTCATGCACTCCTGTGTTTCATGCCAAGGTCAGTAGCTCTCGCCACCAGCGTCGGCGGGTTGTGCCTGGGCTGACGGGGCCAGCGCAAGCAGTTCTTTCCAGGCCGCGATGCGCCCACGCAGTTCAGCGGTGCGCAGCGCGTCCATGGTTGGGCTGTCGTTCTTCTTGCGCAGCGTGTCGATCTGCGCGTTTGCATGGCGCTCGATGGCGCGCCATGTCGGTGAGGTGAAGTCGATGCCCTGGTTCGTCATGGCTTGCAGTGTCCAGAGGAACGCCCCTTGCGGCGAACCCTGGCCGGGGGTCAGCCCCGCGCGCCGTCAGCGGCCGGCGTCTCGATGCCCTGGCGCACGCCCAGCAGCGGGCTGTCCGGGCGCAGAGGCGTCAGCGGGTCGGTGTTGTTGGGCACGGCGCCAGGATCAGGCTGCTGCTGGGGCGTGATCCAGCCCGACGGCTGCGGCACGATGGGCGCAGCGTCCTGGTCGACATAGCCACCCGAGCGCAGCAGACCGTCGGCAACCGGAGCCGCGCCTGGGTTCAGGGCGAGGACCTGCGCAGCCTGGGTGCCGCTGTACAAGGTGTCCACGTTCACGCCCACGGTCTGGGCACGCGCCCTGCCCGCCTCTGCATCGGTCTTGCCTGCCTGGGCCTCCAGCAGCTTGGCCTTGGCCTGCAGCGTCGGGTCCTGGCCCTGCTGGGCGCGCTGGGCCTTCTGCTCGTCCGTGTACTGGAAGTTGGTGGGGTCCAGGCGCTGCCCCTTGCACAGCTCGGCCGCCAGCTTGGCGGGGTCCAGCTCGTAGATGGGATTGGCCGACACCTGCAGCAGCGTCATCAGGAACTGCTGCTGAGCGTCGCGCTCGACCAAGGCCGAGGAGGCACGCACATCGATCTGGAAGTCGCCCTTGATGCTCTCGTCGTCCGAGTAGGTCATCATCCAGTCGAAATACCGCTGGATGTGCGGCCGGGTCATGTAGTCGTCGAAGCGCTTGGCCAGGCGCCGCAGCACGCTGGTGGCGTTGTTGTTCTGCATCTGCATGCCGCCCAGGGTGTTGGGTGCATCGCCGCGGATGCCCTGCAGCATGGCTGGCATGCCCGTGGTGTCCTCGGCCATCTTCAGGGCGAACTGAATGGTGTTCATCAGCGTGACCTGGGCGCTGGGCACTGTGAAGGCGTTGAACGCTCCGCGCACATCCGAAACGTCCGCGTTCGCTTCGGCCCGCCAGATCTTCCCTGGCCGCAGACTCCAGACGCCATCTTCCGGCGTCACCCCGTTCCCGATCACCACCTGAGGCGCTGCTGACAGGCCGTTGTTGTCCATCATGGCGCGGGCTGCACCATTGAGCATGCGCTGTGCCGTACGGACCTGCCGGCTGATGCCGACACCCCAGGGCATGCCTGGGCGGCGCTGCCAGGCCAGCACGTCATAGGGAAACTCGCCATCCTCCTGGGGGCTGAGCACGACCTTGACGAGGCGGTCGTTGATCATCACCGCCATGGTGGGCACGCGGTCCTCGTCGCCCTCTTCCATCTCCACGCCCAGGCGCGCCAGGTGCTCGCGGGCGCAGTGGCCGTAGAAGATCCACATCTCGAACTCGTCCTCGCCCGGTCGGTAGACGGCTTCCGTGCCCTCGCGGGTGCGAGCTGGGCCTTCGCGCAGCACGGCCAGCAGTTCGGCGGTCTCGTAGCTGGGATCGGCCGCCATCTCCTTGATCTGGCGCCGGCCGATGTGCTCGCGCTCCCAGGTGTAGCTGCCGTTGTGGAGGTTCTCTCCGCAGGCTGGGTCAGGGAAGAAGTTCCAGACGTCGATGCGCTTGGAGCCGGGCTTGATCTCGTCAACCTTGATGAATTCTGTCAGGCCCGTGGCCGGGTCCTTGCGCGTCATGCGTGCCGTGCGCGTGATGGGGAACGGACCCTTGAGCACACCAGAGCCGATGCGCGCGGAGTCCTCGATGACCTGGCGCACCTCGCCATGCCAGTTGCTTTCCACGAGCGGGTCCTCGATGGCCTGCTGCATGCGCTCGGCGGCTTCCTTGGCTTGTCCTGCCTGGGCGGCCATCTGCGCGTGCACAGCGGCGGGGTCCGTGGCGCCCATGGCCTGGGCCAGCATGGTCAGCTGTTGCCCGCTCAGGCGCGGCAGAGGCGTCGGCTTGATCTCCCAGGCCCGGTCATCCGTGGGCAGCAGCATGTCCGCCACGCGCGCGCTGGCTGCATCGGTGTAGGGCCGGGTGATGTTGAGGAACACCACCGACCGGGCCGCGCCCTGCTGTTTGGGCTGACCACCGATGATGGCGGCCTTGCGGCTGCGGTACAGCTGGTTGGCGTTCTGAAAGTTGCGGTTGGCGTCGTCGATGCCCTGGTAGTGCTCTTCGTCCTCGGTCCATTCCTCCTCGATGCTGGAGCCGGCACGGCCGGCAATGGCCTCGCGGCGCTTGGAAAGGAGCGTCAGGACGAAATCGGCGCGCAGGTCGCGCTGGGGCTCGCCGCCGTCGTCGTGCTGCTGGGCCAGCAGGCCCCCATGGTTGGTGGTGGCTTGCATGTCAGTACCCTATCTCGTTGTCCAGTGGCTGCCAGGCCGAGGCTGCAGCGCGGGCCGGGGCCGGCCGCACGATGGCCTTGCGCTTCATCATCACGGCGTAGCGGGTGGCGCTCATCAGGTCGTCCTGCTTCTTGACGACCTTGCCGTCCTCGCGGTGGTACAGGCGGAACTCGCTGAACCAGTCCTCCAGGTGTGCGAACACCTTGAGCCGGCCGGTCTGCATGCGCTGCAGCATCTCCATCAGGCCAGCCTCGACGCCGTTGCTGCCGTCCTCGAAGGTGGCGCGATCCTTGAGCATCTTCAGCCCGGTCTTCGCGTACTGGACGGCCAGCTGCTCACCGCTGCCCTTGTCGTGCTGCAGGCCGTCGTGGGGCCATGCCGTGGGCACCCAGTCGCCCCAGGCCTTGATGGTTGCGGCATGCAGGATGGGCGTGGCCTCCTTCTGGCGGTGCCCCTGGATCACATAGAGGCAGTCGCTGTCCCGGTCCCAGGCCAGCTGCACGGCGGCCGTGGGGTGGTCCCAGCCGAAGTCCAGGCCGTTGATGCGCACCCAGTGAGCGGGAATCGGGAAGGGCTGCACCTTGATACTGTCCTCTTCCACGGGGAAGATCCGGCCGCTACCCAGCGTCGGGATGCCCTTGGAGCGCGCCTCCCGCTCGTGCGCCGGGTAGCTGGCGACGATGGACTGCTTCTGTTCCAGCGAGTAGTGGTCCACGTCCCAGATGGTCATGCTGGTGACGTGCCGGGCCTTGGCGCCAGGGTCGTCTGCCTCGGGCATCAGGAAGCGCATCACCACGTCCGACATGCCCAGCAGCGGGGTGAAGGTGGTCTGCGCGAACTGGCCGCGCTGGCCGTTGTTGGTCCGGGTCAGGCCCTCGGCGTAGATGTCCTGCGGCGGCTCCTCGTCGAACCAGACGCCATCCACGGTCGGGCCCTGCCACTTCTCGCGGCCCTTCTCGTAGGACTTGAAGGCGATGATGGATTCGCCAGCCTGCACGTCGCCACCGCCACCCCAGCGGATCACGGCGCTGTCCAGCAGGTTGGCAACGCCCATGGCGCGCGTGGTGGCCTTGATGGCATCGCGCGGCACCATGCCCGTGCCCCAGGCATCCATCGTGGCCGGTGGGCCCAGCAGCATGCGCTGTGGGTTGTCGCGTGTGGCTTCGCTGGTCACGGAGCCAGCCCAGAAGGTCACCGGCTTGTCGAAGGTGGCACCGTTCCACCAGTCCGGATACCGGCCCGTCAGGTGCATGGCCCATTCGGCGCCGCCGGCCTTGGTCTTGCCGAGCTGGTTTCCGGCCATGAACAGGCGCTCGCTGAACGACGCGCCAGCACGGTGGAACTCTCGCTGCTTGCCGTAGGGGCCGTACTGGTCCAGCTGCCGCGCCGCCAGCTCCCGCTCGATCATGGCCAGCATGGCGGCCTGCTTCTCGGGAGAGAGGTTCATGCGCGCGCCCTCACAGCATCGCGCATGGCCAGCAACTCAGCCGTGGTCACGCTCTCCATGCCCTTGGCCGGTGGCTCGGGCATCTCATCGCGGATGCCGTAGGCCTGGCGCTCCAGCCCGATGAGCACGCGCAGGGATTCGGACAAGGAGCGCATGGTGCTACTGCGGTTCGCCAGGCTGGAGGCCTTGCCCGCCGCCTCGGCCAGCTTGCCGCGCTGCTCCTTGGTCAGTTCCTCGGCCGGGGCGCTGCGCAGGATGGCGGCTACATCGCTCAGCAGCTTCGGGCTCGCGCTCTGCTGCTCCAGCTCATCCATGAGGCCCATACAGATGCGCCGGCACCGCACGATGTCGCCACGCTCGGCCAGCCGCACAGCCGCCTGAGTCGTTGCAGCGGCGTCCACCGTCTCCCGCTCTGCCGCTGGAGACGCATTGTTAACCGGGGTGTTAACCAGGGCCGCGTTAACCAGCGCATCGGCCTTGGATTGGATCTTGGCGGTGAGGTCTCGCGTCCATCCCAGCTTCTTGGCGCGCTTGGAGATGTTGACGTGGCTGGTGCCGGAGCCTTCGGCGATTTCGCGCAGGCTCTTGATGCCGGCCCGGTAGTCCAGCTCTATGCGCTCCCAGTCAGGGGAACGGGGGCTGGGGGCTGCGCCCCCTGCGGTGGGGGCTTGATCAGGAACTGCAGGAGTGGAAGGCATGCCCGGAGTTTCCCGGGCGCGTGTCTTTTAGGCGAACCCTAGGCGGGGGCCTTTGGGATTTTGTCTGTGAGCTTTGTGACGACCTCCAACAGTCCAAAATTGGCACTATCACAGCCATTTTGCGACTCTGCCGGGGCGAATAGTTTCTGAGCCAGCTGCCCCTTTATTGTGTTCTGTGAATCTTCTGGCATCGAAGCCAGATACGGAGTAATTGCATTCAAATCCATCGCCTTCCGCATGTACGAATGCTCTTGGACTCGATGAAGGGCTGATTGTCTAGCTGTGTAGGCAACGATAAATGTGAAGAACAAGGCCATTGCCAAGCGGGTCATCGTGTGTTGAGCCGTAGGCAATTCCAGCTCCAGTATCACAAATAAGATAACCGAAAATAGTCCAATCCCTGACATAACGAACAATGAGACTCTTCGATAGAAATCTGCAGCCTTTTTTTCTTTACCGGCGTTTTCCATATACTCCAGTGTCAAACCACTGGATGCCATTTTGGAAATTAAATCGCTCAATTTTTTAGAAGCTTCGCCTACCGATGCCTCGTATTCACCAATCTTCACCAATGCTTGGTTAGTTTTATCGACGGCAAACTTATCTTGCCTAACAAATAATTCTCCCAAACTTTTATTAGCGTTGGCTGCATATTGATCGTATTGAAGCTTCCATGAGTTTGCCTTCTCTTCTATTTCATCAATACGGATAAGCAATTTACTTATACGCTCATCGGCCGCTACCGGAAAAGCTATGGCTCCAACAAATGAATCACAAAAAATCTTCAGCTTCCTTACATCAACCAATATCTGCATGCGCAGTGAGAAATTATCCAGACCTTCCAATTTATCTACGTCATGCTCTACACCGGAGCACCAGTTAGACACATTCCCAATCAGCTCTCTCTCCAAAATCCCCCTTACAGACGATTTGACTCTATCATCATCTGCAGCAATTGACTTTTTAATATTCAAGCCAAATTCAATCGAACGCTTCATTTCATCCGAAATCTCTTCCATTTCATTCAAAATCTTATCAACATAACTGGAAATGAATTTTTTTTCGGAATCACTCAGGAATTTATCCTCTTGCATTTTCACGGCCCTCTATAGCTAACTCAATCGCTCAACACCTCTCAGTCAATTGTAAAACAACGAAACATCATGATTTAAAGTTAGTGAGCAGTAGTGCGAACTTACAACGGCAGAATGCGATTCTCACTCTGATGGCGTGGAGCCTCCAGTCATATGATCTATGGTTAACCCCCTCAGCCAATCAGCGACATCTGCCCCGCATCCCCATCCTGCACCCTCTTCTGCAGCTGCTGCACCACCTTGCGCAGCTCCAGGATCTCGTCGGCCTGGTGCCTATTGCGCACCGTGAACTCGGTCAGGATGGCGCCCATGTCGTGCTGGGTCTGCATGTTGGAGAACTGCATTGCGTAGCCTTGGAACATGCGTGCAATGCGCCGGGCAGTGGCTTCATTGACGCGCAATTGCTGGTCTCCGGCCTCAATGATCACCAGCCCCTCCGGCAATTCCGTCATCGACACAGCCTCGGGCTCTGGTCGTCCCATCATTGGCGCAAAGACACCATCCCGAATGCGGCGCAGGCGGCCGTCATCGATCAGGCGCGAGACGTGGTCGTCGATGATGGTCATCTTCAGGCCTGTGATTGCCTGCAGTTCCGAGCGTGAGCAGACCTGCCCCTGGGTGTGCAGGTCCTGGATAGTTGCCCAGATGATGTCGGCGCTGGTGCGGTCGTCGATTTGCGGCGTGGTGGTGCTGGTGGTCAATGGCTTCTCCCGGTAGACTATTGCTTGCTCAGGACAACAGTCCGGGGAGGCCCGCCACGTGCGGGCTTTCTTTTTTTCAGGGCCAGCAATTCATCGCATCTCGTCCTCCCACGGTTTGAACACCACGCCGGCCTCGGTGCCGAAGGCATAGAGCCATTCCACGAAGCCCTTGGCCAGCTTGTTCGAGAACTTCTTCGTGGGCACGCCCAACATCACGACCTCGCCGCGCAGGCCGCGGCCCATCCGCATCTCGCCCAGGCGCACCCACTCGTCGCGGAACTGCGCATCGTCCAGCGTGTCCACGCGGAAGGCGCTGATCAGGATGCGCTTGGCGTCCTCCACGTTGGCCAAGTCCCCACCCAACTGCTTGCTGATCTGGTTGATCTGGCTGTGGAAGTGCCGGCTGTGGCGCTCCTCCCGGCATTCGGGCCTGATCTCCAGCACCAGGCGCTTTCCCTCGCGCAGCCAGACTTTGATCTGCCGCCATGCGCTGGTGATGGCGACATGCCCCTGCTCGGGTGTCTTGAGCAGGAGGGTCAGGTGCTCGCTCATGCCAGCGCTCCCAGCAGGTCGCCCTGCTCTACCGAGGGTTCCTGCTCGCCCACGGGCTTGATCGTCACGATCACACCGGGCGCGGCCGCGTAGCGCTTCGTCTTCACGACATCCACCACCTGCACGTCGTCCTTCCAGACCACGCCGTTGATGGCGTCGTAGACGGCCTTCTCGATGTTGTCGATGTCCGGCTTGGTCGTTGGGCGGATGGCGCCGGCCAGGGCCTGCTGCTGCTTCTTGTGGGACCAGCTGGCCGGCACCTGGCAGTTGATGAGCAGGTGAACGTCCATGGCGCCTTCCAGCAGCGCGCGGCCGGCCATGGCGATGCTGGCGGCGTGGGCCACCAAGCCCTCGTAGTTCACGGTCTTGGCGGGCGTGAACATGCGGGCGTGCTGGCCCACCTTGCCGATGCGGGGGCGGCCCTTGCCGACGGGTTGGCCGGGAACGGTAAAGGTGATCATGGTGGTCTCTTTCACTCGAAGTCGGCCGAACGGCCAGGGGTGGTGCTCGGCTTGTCGCCGTTCCAGTTCTCGAAGCGGACCAGGTGGCCCACATACCGGAGGTTCAGATCGCCCGTGGCGCCGCCACGCTGCTTGGCCACGCGCAGGCTGGCGTAGTACCGCCAGGCATCGCCCAGGCTGGGCTTGAGGTGGATGGGGCGGTGGGGGAAGAGGATGATGTCGGCGTCCTGCTCGATCTCGCCGCAGTCGCGCAGGTCGGACATCATGGGCATCTGGTCCACGCGCTTTTCGACCTCGCGGTTCAGCTGGACCAGCAGCAGCACGGTGATCCCCAGCTCCTTGGCCAGCTTCTTCAGGTTGCGCGTGACCTCGCCCAGCTGCGTGGTGCGGTTGTCCTTGGGGTTGGTGCCCTCCATCAGGCCCAGGTAGTCCACGATCAACAGGCGCAGGCCGTGCCGGCGCTTCAGCGCCCGGGCCTTGGTGCGCAGCGTGTTGATGTTCAGGCCGGTGCGGTCGTTCACGTAGAACGGGCGCTGGCGGATGCACTCCCCTGCCCTGCACACGGCCGCGTAGTCGCTGTCGGTCATGCGGCCCTTGGGCTGCCGGATGATGCTCATCGACACCTCGGACTCCATCGCTATGCGGCGCTCGTACAGCGCTGCGCACGACATCTCCAGCGAGAACATGGCGACGGTCTGGCCCAGCTTGGCGGCGTGCTCGCCGATGGCCAAGGCCAGCGCGGTCTTGCCCATGGAGGGACGCGCACCGATGACAACCAGGTCGCCCGGCCGCGTGCCGCCGTCGAGGATGCGGTCCAGGTCGCGCAGGCCTGTGGGCAGGAAAGGCTCTTCGATGCCGACGCTGCGCTGGTCCAGGTCCTCAAGGAACGACACGACGCCAGCGTCTGCGCCAATCCACTCGTCGCCCGGGCCATCGGAGGCCAGGCCTGCCAGCTGCGCCGACACCTGCTCGATGCGGTCGCCGATGGGCAGCGCGTGGTCGCGCGCCAGCTCGCGGGCCTTGTCCACCACGCCCAGCAGCTGGCGGCTCAGCGCACGCTCCCGGACGATCTCGGCGTAGCGCCGGGCCGACGAGCCGGAGACGGAGCCGGCCTGCGCCAGGTCGTTCAGGTAGGTCAGCTCCACCGCGCAGCGCAGCTGCTCGTACACGGTCAGCGGGTCCACAGCCTTGGCGGCCACGGCCAGCGCGGAGATGGCGCCGTAGATCGCGCCGTGGGTCTCGTCGGCGAAATCCGCAGGCTGCAGGATGTCGCCCACCACGTCGTACAGGCCGCTGCTCAGCAGCAGGGAGCCCAGCACAGCGTGCTCAGCCTCGAAGCTGGCCAGCGGCATCACGGCGGCGCCGTCGAAATCTTCGTCCAGAGGGGGCATGGAGCGGGCGTTCATGCTGCAGTCCTTGTTTTTTCGATGACGTGCTTCATGCCCTTTTCGCTGAGCAGGAAGTCGAGATCGCACTGCCAGCTGGCGTGCTCTCCGCTGCGGTAGCCGCGGCCCATCAGGAAGTCGTTGTCGCGGGCACGGCCGAAGTACTCGCGGAACCAGGTCACAGCCTGCTCAGCGGTCTCCGCGCGGGGCGAGTTGTCGGATTTCTTGCTCGTCAGGACGAACTTCCAGAGCTTGCCCACGGCCTTGCGGCGGCCATCGTTGAGCAGGCGAACCTTCGGCAGTTCGGGCAGGACTTCGTGGTACAGGTCGACCAGGTCCTGAACCGGGCAGTTCGGCAGTCCTGGCTTGCCAGGTGCGATTTCGCCGGGCTGGTCGTCGGCGCTGCCGACAGAGCCGTAAGGCTCTTTCTTTTCCTGTTCCTGTTCCTGTTCTTGTTCTTGGCTTCGTAGGGTCTTGCAAGGGGGTTGCATAGCCCCTTCTCCACCCCTTCGTCCATGCAAGTGAAATGCTTCGGCATAGCGGTCGAAGAACTCGCCCAGGAACGGGTTGTCCGGCAAGGCGTCGTAGTCCTTCTGGATGCCCTTGCAGCGCAGGTCAGACCCCTTCAGTTCAGAGGCAATCTGGTAGCTGGCCATCTCGTGCACCCACACGAATTCCGACTCATCGTCATAGGAGCAGTAACCCGCTTCGATGCACTGTTGAAGGCCCTTGCGAGCCCCTTCTTCACCAAGGCCGGTTTCGTAGGCCATGTACAGCACGGGCTGGGCATACAGGCCCAGCATGTTGGAGCTGGGCGAGGTCATCAGGTAAAGGGCCACCACAAGCCCCTCCGGGTGCTTGCGCAGGGCCTTGAAGGTCTTGCCGTGCCACATCTTGGGGACGGCTTTGGCGTAGTCACGCATTGGGAGCACCTCCCAGCACGCGCTCCATCTCGGCCTGGCGCTCGGGCGTGCGCAGCGCGATCAGGGCATACATGGCGCGCTTTGCCCGATCGGCGCATTGGCGGTGCAGAACCTTGCCGGTGCGCTGGAAGTCCAGCATGTCGGCGTGCAGCAGCAGACCCTGCGCCTGGATGCGCATCTCCAGGGCCTGCTGCTCCAGCGGCATGGATTCGGGGATCTCGGCAAAGTGCACCATCAGCACGGGCTCCGGCGCTGGCCGGCCGTCGATGCGCACCTTGCAGGCCTCGACAAAACGGATGGAGAGATTCATGCCGGCTCCTGGCCCTCGTAGGCGCGGGCGAAGGCTTGGCCAGCGGGTGTCGTGGCCGGCCAAGGGCATGCCTGTTCGATGGGTTGGCCAGCGGCGCGCGCTGCGTGCGCCAGGGCGCGGATGCGGTCGAGGCTGACGACTTCAGACATTGCCGCCCTCCTCGCCCCTGGGAGCCGATGCCACAGCGAAAGGATTCACAGGCACACGCTCGATCGTGATACTGGACTCATGCCAACGCTTCAAAGCCCAGCTGGTCAGGATCTGGCGGATCACATCGCCCCGGCTGGCATCGCTATCGCCGCTGTACAGGACATCGATGTGAGCCTGGATCACGTCCAGGGTGAACTTGCGCACCGAGGCGCGAACTTCCATGAGCTCGACCTCGGGCTGGCCGGCGCGCGGGCGGTAGGAAACAATCTCGAAAGGGTTCTCCGGCATCAGGCGCAGGTCCATATCGGACTGGCGCCAGCGCAGGTCGGCCCACGGGTCCAGGATTTCGTTGATGACCTGGTTCACGCTGCAGCGGGGCTCGCCGGCGCGCATGCGGATCTGGACCGACGAGTCGAGCATCTGGTAGGTGAACACCGGCAGGTTCATGCGCAGGTTCGTGTATTCCAGGTCTGGGTTGCGGCCCCGTGCGTGCTGGGGTGGAAGGTGGTCGTAGTTCATGTCTTTGTCCTGGCTGTGGTGGTCGTGGAGGACGAGACCCTGGACGACGAATGGGACGTCAGCCGCAGGGTGCTGGATGCGCTGATGTACGGGCTGGCGCGGCGGCGCGGCAGCGGGCTGGAAGCGAAGGGGTGCCCGCCACCTCCCGGCGCAGAATGGGAGTTCCTACACAACCATTCCCGAGAGGGGCGGACATGAAACAAGAACTGATCGGGCCCACAGCAACTCTTGCCGGAGCAATGCTCTCGAAGATCGAGTTGGAGTACAGCGACTTCACGCGGGGCATAGTTGCCAAAACGTTCGAAGACGCCTACTACGCACTGCTGGAAGGCATTCAGCGCGTGGACACTGCAGAAGAAGCCCGGCGTGCGGCGCAGGCAGACCCCCCCTCCCAAGACGGAAGCTGACGCGCGCCGGCAACCTTCCCAGACGTGCGTCCTGCTGCGCTGCAGGGTCAAAAAGAAGGCCGCCCCTCGGCCCCAACTCTTCCCCGAAAACCTTTTGCTCGTCGGCTGGGCCCCGCCCAGGCGGCACGGCTTAGGCATGGCCGGGCTCCTGGGTTGGGGCTGCCGCGGCACTCGGGGTGTTGCGCAGGTAGGCCCAGTCCACGTCCGGGCGCATGGCTTCGCAGCGCACTCGTCCTTCGTTGAGGCGCTCAAGCACCGGGCAGACCTCAGCAGGCAGCTGGCGTTTGCCATCGCGCCAGAAGCACACGGCCTGCGGGGAGACATTCAGCTCCCGGGCCACCTTGGAGGGGCCGCCTGCCCCGTGGATCGCTTCGCGGATTGCGTTAATCATGCGGCAGATTCTACAGTTGTAGATTTCAAATTTCAACAACTGCATTTGCCAACTTTCAACAGACGTTCAATGATCCCGCCCCATGGCACTTGGTAAACGCATCCGTCACTACAGAGAGAAGGCAGGTCTCACCTTGGAGGAGCTGTCTGAGCGCTCGGGTGTGGATGTCGGGACGATCTCTGCGCTGGAGAACCGGGACAGCAGCCGCTCCAAGTACGCAACCGCCATCGCAAGGGGTCTCGGGATGACGCTGGAAATGCTTGAGAAGGAGGGAGAGGACTTCGATGTGAAGGCTCTGCTCACAGAGAGCATGGAACGCGCTCCAGTCCCCGTCGGTGTCCCGCTCTACGCAAAAGAAGCCCCGCCAGATGGATATGTCCGACTGCCCGTAATGGCTGAAGCGTCTGCGGGGCCGGGCCGAACACCACTACTCGAAGCCGTCCGGCCAGTTGATGTGCTGGAGAGCTATATCCGCAAAAAACTCAATGCAAACCCAAGAAACCTCAAGGTATTGACCGCACGCGGAAGCAGCATGACTGGTGTCATCGAAGATGGAGACATCATGTTTGTAGAGCCAACTTCAGAATTCACAGATGACGGCATCTATATCCTCACATTGGACGACTTGGTCCGAGTAAAACGGCTGCGGATTTCCATGACAACAAAGAATGTGGTTATTGAAAGCAATGATGGCCGTGGATCTGAAGAATTGCCATTAAAAGAGGTGCCGCATCGCCTTCATATCCAGGGACGTGTGGTTGGCTCATGGTCGCTACGCAGTTTTCCTTAAAGCACAAGACTTGCACAGTATTATGGAAGATTCACGCTTTAAAGAGTTCGCGCTAGCAAGTGCGAAAATGCAAATAAGCACCAGACTTCTAATTCATCTACTTAGGCAGAGGATTGGATCTTTAGAGTCTCGTCTAGCCCTGCTAGAAGGTCAACGGGAGGACGTTGCGAAACTCGTTGAAAAATTGGATCAGCATACTGATGAAAATCTTAGTGAATTGGACGAGCACACTGAAAAACTCTTGATGGCATTGGAGAAACTTGCCAATGGCTGATCAAGCACACGATCTAGGCGCAGAACGGCGTTTGAGGGCTGTAGAAAAGCAGTTGGCAGATGGGGGACCTCCGAAAGATAATGACGGCATGGAAGCCCGCATCAAAGCCCTTGAAGACGCTGTGAAAGACCTGCCAACCAAAGCAGATCTCAACGAAGTGCGCCTCAGTGTGAAGAGCGATGTATTGGCTGCCGAAAACGGGATCATCAAGTGGATGGTTGGTACCGCTGTCGCCCTTGGCGCTGCTGCCATCACTGTCATGACGTTCGTGCTGAACAATGCAGCCCCAAAGGCGGCGCCCGCCCCCTTAGCTCAGCATGCTCCAGCACAGCAAGCACCGATCATCATCACTGTGCCAAGCACTGCGGCCCCATCGAAGCAGCCCCCTTAAGCAAGCTCAACCCACACCGAGTACGTAGCCCGCATGTAGCGGGCTTTTTTTTGCCCGCATCCTCTACAACAGATCCCGGTTCAGGTAATTTTCAACATAATTTCTACAGTTGTTGACGAAATTAAATCTACACACGTAGAATTCATCCCAGCAGCCCACACAGCGCATCAGCGCCAGGGCCGCCACCGGCCAGATGGTCAACCGGCGTCGAAAGATGGGAAGGGTTCGAAGGAAGGCTCAGCCGACCTGCCCGTGGAGCCATGAAGGTGCTGCCCCTGCACCGAGAAGGATGGGGCGTAGTGAGGTTTGGAGCCGGGATTCCGGGAACAGCCAGACCGAAAACCTCAGCGTCTTCTTGGAAGGGGTTGAGGTTTGATCACAAGGAGAAGCACATGCAAGTTCTGCTGCACACACGATTCGGAAACCTGTTGGGCTGGGCATATGAGGCTGGCGTGCCTGACAGCTATGGCAACTCGAATGAGCCTGTCGTGACCGATGGCGACGATGGCCCTTACTGCCACGTCTTTTTCCCGGCCTGAGCATCACTGCCCGCCCCGAGCGTCATCGGGGCAAACAGAAGAGGCTTCTCGATTCGGGAGGCCGTTTCTGTTTCCGCCACCACCACAGGAGAGACCACCGTGAACCATCGTGATCATTTCAACAGCGGCATCCGCCACGGCCAAGCAGCCCAGGCCTCGGACAGCGTACAGGCGCAATACGGCGCCGCCCAGGCTCAGCCCATCAGCCAAGTCGATTCCGCGATCGGCCAGGTTTCAGACAATATGTGCGACCTGCAGGCAACCATCCAGCGCCTGACCACGCGCCTGGGTCCTGTGCTAAATCCGCCGGGAATCGGAAGCAATGGCACTGATAAAGCCCCCCTCCCCGCCACGCCTGCCCCGCTGGTGGGCCGCATCGAAGACCTGTCCGAGCAGCTGCGCGAAGCCTGCGCTGCCCTGCAGGACCTTGAGCGGCGCCTGGCGCTGTGATGGGATGCCATACGGCCTCGCCGCTTTTGTATTCGTCATGGCCGCGTTTGTGGCCACTGACTCGCTTCTCGATGTGATCGAGTTGCTGATCCGGCATGGAGTTTTCTGAGATGTCCAATGGCAACACCTTCGGGGCGCGCCTGATCCGCGCCTGGGCCGATATGCGGCTGGACCCGTCCGTCCTGGCCTCAGCCATCGGCAAGACGCCAGAGCAAATGGCGCAGGGCGGTACCGACAAGAGCCCGCCTTCTATGGACAGCATGCGCACGCTAGCTGCCACGCTCTCCGTCGATCCGGGTTGGCTGATACACGGCGATGACTACTACGCCGCCGCGATGATGTACCAGATGCGCGAGCAGACCGAACTGTTGCGAGAGATCCGCGACATGGCGCGGGCGCAGGCCGCCAATCCCAAATGAGCGGATTGACAGCAGGATCGAAACGCCCCCGGCCAAGTGCCGGGGTCATCACGAAGGCAGATTGCGAAGCGCTCGGGAGGCGTCCCGGCTGGACTCTGGTTCACCCAGACAAATTCGCTGCAGTCTGCCCCCGTGATGGCCAATCGTGACGGGTAGTTGCCCACCCGCAAGCGGTGAGAGTCCGCCAAACCGTTGTAGAGGGAAAGCCGGGGCGAATACGGCCGGCCATCTTCATTTCCGACTGCGATACGATGCCCGCCATATCAATCACAACAAGAGAGGGGCATTCAATGCTGAGGCTCATTGTTTACGTGCTGCTCGCGGTGGCGGCCTGGAAAGCGTACACGGCATATCAGGCCAAGACTGGCGGCCTATCGCCCACCCTGCTGCTGACGGAGCCACGGCCTCGCAGCATCGACGTGGGCAGCAGCACCTCCAGCGCGCCCAAATACACCTGCGACGGGCGCACGCACTGCTCGCAGATGACCTCCTGCGAGGAGGCCAAATTCTTCTTGCGCAACTGCCCCAACACGAAGATGGATGGGGACAACGATGGCATCCCTTGCGAGCGTCAACTCTGCAACTGATGCCAACGATCTTTTACCTCCCGTACATGTTTTCCTGATCATGTCCGGGCCATACTGAGTTCAACAGTTTCACGCCGAGCCTGGGTTTCCTCCTCCCTCCCTCTCTAATTCCCAGGCACGCCTTTCAGGCATCGGCACTTTCCACCAAAGGCCCGCAGCTATTCAGCTCGCGGGCCTTTTTCATTCCCCGGCCCGCAGCGGCCGCAACCACCACCACAGGAGATTCAGCCATGCTGATGACCGCCAACCCCTGCGCGGATGCGGAGCGCTGGGAGAACGAGATGGACCGCCGCGCCGCTGCGGCTGATGAAGACAGGGCCCGCGCCATGCAGAAGCTGCAGCGCGCCGCGGCCTTCATGACGCCCACGGACTGGTTCCACGAGCGCATGCCCGGTCCTTTCGGCCTGCCCATGTCCTTCGACGAAATGCTGGCCGAGGCCATTGCCGACGGTGATCACGACAGCATCACGGCACTCGGCGCGCTGATGGTCAGCCAGCCGGCCCTGCAGCTGCGCACCGCCGTCATGGCCCACATCGCCAACCGCTATCCGGAGGGCATCAATGCTGCCTGATACCCGCCCACCCATCCAGCTCCAGCAGTTGCCCCGCCGCAAGAAGCCCGCCATCAAGCGGGCTTCGCTGCTTCTGGGCCTTGTCCTGGGGCTGATTGGCCTTGTGCTGACCATGTCCGGCTGCAGCGCTGCGGACGCAGCACAGGACAGTGCTAGCCCCGCCGACCTGAAGCGCGCTGCCGCTGGAGCCTGGCTCTGCCCGGGTATGCATGCGCAGTGGCTCAGCGACACCCAAGTTCAATGTTTGAAGGAGCGGCCATGAGCACCCTCTTCCCCAACGGTGGTCCCGTGCACCCCGTGCGCCTGCCGATCCCCGGCGCAACCCACGACAACGATGCGCCCCAGCCGACCGAGATGCACACGGGCATGAGCCTGCGCGATCACTTGGCCGCGCAGGCGATGCTGGGATTCCTCGGCGGGCACATCGCCCACCACGGCCACGAAAACCACTGGCCCTATGACGCACTGGCCAGCGAGGCCTACGAAATGGCCGACGCCATGCTGCGCGCCCGCGAGAAGGAGCCGCCATGCCAGCCCTGACATACGAGCAGTTGGCCCAACAGCTGCGCGAGACGAGAGAGCAGCGCGACGAGCTGGCCCAAATGGTGCGCGAAGCCTGCCAAAAGCTGGACCGCTGCCTGCCAGCCGGCGGCCAGTTCTGGCTGAAGCGCGTGAACGAGATGCTGCCGCAGGAGGACGCTGAAGCATGAACGCCCTCCTCCACCTGTTCCTCTGGCTGGGACTGAGCGCCGTGTGCGCCGGCCTGGCCGCCCTCACTTCCGGCGCCTTCTGAGCGCCGTTTTCATTTCCACCACCGAGGTATTCATGAACAGCCTTGTCACCCAGACCAGCGGCGGCCAGCTGCGCGCCGCCTCCCAATTCGACCTGAGCCCGCAGAACTTCGAGCAGGCCCTCACCTTCTCCAACTACCTCGCCGAGAGCGACATGGTGCCCAAGGATTTCAAGGGCAAGCCAGGCAACTGCCTGATCGCTATGCAATGGGGCGCGGAGCTGGGGCTGAAGCCGCTGCAGTCGCTGCAGAACCTGGCTGTGATCAACGGCCGGCCTGCTCTCTGGGGCGATGCCGTCATCGCCCTGGTGCTGGCCAGCCCGGTCTGCGAGTACGTCAACGAGGACGACGACGGCAAGACGGCCTACTGCCGCGTGAAGCGCAAGGGTGGCGTCGAGCAGGTCCGCAGCTTCAGCATGGATGACGCCATCAAGGCGGGCTTGGCCGGCAAGCAGGGCCCGTGGTCGCAGTACCCCAAGCGTATGCGCCAGATGCGCGCCCGGGCTTTCGCGCTACGCGACGTGTTCCCGGACGTGCTGCGCGGCATGCCCGTGGCTGAAGAACTGCAGGACATGGCCAACTCTGCGCCGCCGCCCGGCGAGCGCCACATGGGCGATGCGGAAGTCGTGCAGCCCGAATGGCCCGCCGACCGCTGGGCCGCCGGCCTGCCCAAATGGGTGGACGGCATTGTGAAGGGCAAGCCCATCGCCGACGTGCTGGCCTGGCTGGGCAGCAAGGGCAAGGTCATGCCTGAGCAGGAGAAGCAGCTGCGCGACGAGGTAGCCAAGCGCCAGGCCGCCAGCGCGGCACCTGCTGGTGCTGCAGCAGATGCCTCCGGCCCGCTCGCTGACGCTGACGGCGTGATGGTGGTGGACGCGACCAAGTTGGAGCAGAACCTGAAGGATGCCTCTGACCTGGACGCGCTCTACAAGCACGGCTCCCTGCTGGACGCCGTGGAAGACCTGGCCGAACGCCAGCGCCTCAACGAAATCTTCGAGGCTCGCGTGGCCGAATTGGAGGGATGACATGCAGATCGTGAATCTCACACAGGGTACGCCCGCCTGGCATCAGCACCGGGCCCAGCACTGGAACGCCAGCGACGCGCCGGCCATGATGGGCTGCAGCAGCTACAAGACGCGCAGCGAGCTGGTGCGCGAGCTGGCCACGGGCATCGCGCCCGAGGCAGACGCCGCCACCGAGCGCCGCTTCGCCGACGGCCACCGCTTCGAGGCCCTGGCCCGGCCGCTGGCCGAAGAGATCATCGGCGAAGAGCTTTCGCCGTGCGTGGGCACCGAGGGCAATCTATCGGCCAGCTTCGACGGCCTCACGTTCATGAACGACACCGCGTTCGAACACAAGAGCCTGAACGACCGCCTGCGCGCGGCCATGGTCGAAGGCTGCACGGGCGCCGACCTGCCGCTGCAGTACCAGGTGCAAATGGAACAGCAGGCCGCCGTGGCCGGCTGCGAGCGCATCCTGTTCATGGCGACGAAGTGGGCGCCAGACGGGACGCTGCTGGAGCAGCTGCACTGCTGGTACACGCCGAACCCTGAGCTGCGCGCCCAGATCCTCGCCGGCTGGGAGCAGCTGGCTCTGGAGGTGGCCGCCTATGTGCCCGGTGTGGGCAGCGCCGCGCCCGTTGTGGCCGAGCCCGTGGAGAGCCTGCCGGCCGTGGCCGTCCAGCTGCAGGGCAGCCTGGCCGTGGTGTCCAACCTGGACAAGGTGGCCGTGGCCGTTCGCGCCTTCATCGACGGCATGGTGGCCAAACCGGCCACCGACCAGGAATTCGCTGACGCCGAGGCCGAATGCAAGGCGCTCAAGAAGGGCGAGGAAGCGATGAAGGCTGCTGTGGCCAACGCGCTGGCCCAGGTCAGCGACGTGGAAGCATTCACGCGCACCGCCAACGACCTGGCCGACCTGATGCGCACCACGCGGCTGGCGCGCGAGAAGCTGGTGGCGGCCGAGAAGGAAAGCCGAAAGGCCGAGATCGTGGCCAGCGCCCAGGCCAACCTGGACCAGCACGTCGCGGCCCTGAACCAGCAGCGCCTGGGCGCCTCGTGGATCCCGCGCGTTGCCGGCGGCTTCGCCGAAGCCATCCGGGGCAAGAAGTCACTGGACAACATGCGCGACGCCATCGCGGTGGTGCTGACCAACGCCAAGGCCGACGCCAACGCGCTGGCCGGCCGGCTGGAAGCGAACCGCCAGCACCTGCGCCAGGACGACGGCGACTGGATCGCGCTGTTCGCCGACTTCGCGGCGGTGGGCGGCAAGGCGCCCGAGGACTTCCAGGCCCTGGCCGCGCTGCGCATCGGGCAGCACCGCCAAGCCGAAGCCAAGCGCCTGGAGGCCGAGCGCGAGCGCATCCGGCAGGAGGAAGAAGCCCGGGCCCAGCGCGAGGCTGCGGCAGAAGCGGCGCGCGTGGCGGCCGAGCAGGCACGCCAGCTCGAAGCCGAGCGTGCCCGCATTCGCCAGGAAGAACAGCAGCGTGCAGACGCAGAGGCCCGCGAGAAGCTGGCCCAGGCCAACGCCCAGGCGCAGGCCGGCATCGCCGAAGGCCGAGAGGCTGGCGCGCTGTCCGCGCCGCTGCTGGATGACCTGAGCGCCGCGGCCTCGCACGTGCACGACAGCGGAGTGGCAGCGCTCGACACGCAGCAGGCCATCAGCACAGCCCAGGCCAGCAGCGCTGCAGCAGCGCCCGCAGCCGAAGAGGCCGGCGCCACGATCACCCTGGGCCAGCTCAACGCGCAGCTGAAGGCCGAAAACCTGTCGGTCAAGGTGTCCGCCGAGACGCTGGACGACCTGGGCCTTCCGTACCGAAAGGAGCGCGGCGCCGTCCTGGTGCTGGTCTCCGACGCCAAGCGCATGGCCCTGAAGCTGGCCCTGGGCTTCGAGAAGTTCGCCCACGCGCTCACCGCACCCGCCTGATCCCGGGCTCTGCCCGCCGCCCCGGTGCCCGCCTTCGCGCGGGCATTGTTTTTTCCTCATCGGCCGCCTGGCCGAGAAAGCCTGAACATGAACCCCGCCCTCTTCTTCGACACGGAAACCACCGGCCTGCCGCTCTTCAAGGAGCCCAGCGAACACCCCGACCAGCCCCACCTGGTGCAGCTGGCCGCCAGCCTGGTGGACCTCGACACCCGCGCGGTGCTCTCCAGCATCGACGTCATCGTCAAGCCGGACGGCTGGACCATCCCCGACGACGTGGCCAAGATTCACGGCATCACCACCGAGAAAGCGCTGGACCTGGGCGTGCCCGAGGATGTGGCCGTGAGCATGCTGCTGTCGATGTGGGGCGGTCGCATGCGCGTGGCCCACAACGAGAGCTTCGACGCCCGCATCCTGCGCATCGCCATCAAGCGTCACATCGATGCGCGCGAGCACGCCGCTGCCCTGCCCCAATCCGACATCTGGAAGGCGGGCCCCAGCGCATGCACAGCGCTGCTGACCACCCCGATCTGCAAGCTGCCGCCCACCGAGAAGATGCGCGCCGCCGGCATAGGCAAGTTCAAGACGCCGAAGCTGGCCGAGGCCTACCACCACTTCTTCGGCCGCGACTTCGAGGGCGCACACACCGCTGGTGCTGACGTCGCCGCCTGCATCGCTGTCTATTTCGCTGTCCAAGACCTGAAGACAGCGAAGGCAGCCTGACCCTGTTTCCACCACCACAAAGGAAAACCATGGCCTTCGAATTGGCTGAATCCACGGCCGTCACCATCACCAACGCCAACCCGCGGCGCGAGCTGCACGGCGAAGAGAAGGTGCGCGCAATCGACATCTCCTTCACGCTCACGGGCGAGAACACCCTGCTGGATCTGCTGGAGCCCGGCCTGCGCGAGCACCACTACTGCAACAAGGCGGCCACGGCCGGCCAGGAGGCGCTGCCCGGCGTGCTGATCCCGCTGCCGAACCTGCGGCACCCGCAGCTGCCCCTGCTCTACCACTACGGCAAGGGGCAGAAGTGGCGCGGCTACCGCTTCATCTGGGACTGGGGCATCGAAGACGCGCACGTGGACTTCATGGACGCCGTGCTGACCGGCCTGCACTACGAGCTGAGCGAAGGCGGCAGCGTGACGATCAAGGGCACCATCCAGTACAACGGCGACGAGCTGCAAGACAACGATGTCTTCGGCGAGCTGTCCGGCCTGGCAGCCGAGGGCGAGATCTACATCAAGCTGCTGGCCCCGGCCGAGCTACTGCAGGCCAAGAAGGGCTACCGCGCTGGCAAGCCCGACACGCCCGCCAGCCAGCCGGACAACGCGGACCAGCAGGAGCTGCGCGAGGAAGGCGAGGACGAGCCGCCCACCGACCCAAACCACCCTGTGAACCAGACGCCCGAAGACGCCTTCACGGCGGCCGTGACCGGCGAACCGGCCTAAACCATCCACTGAATCACCTACGGCGCCTGCGCGGCGCCACGAAAGGAAACCCATGACCGAATATCAGAACCTGCTGGCCCAGAAGGCCGAACTCGAAGCCCAGATCGCAGCTGCTCAGGCCGAGCGCAAAGCCGAGGGCATTGCCCAGGCCCGCGCGCTGATCGGCGAATACGGCTTGACGGCTGCCGATGTCTTCCCCGCCCAGGGCAAGAAGCCCAAGGGCAGCGTTGGCGCCCCGAAGTACCGCGACCCCGCCACCGGCGCCACCTGGACCGGCCGGGGTAAGCAGCCCCGCTGGATCGAAGGCAAGGACCGCGCGCTGTTCCTGATCGCCACCGCCTGACCCTAGAGGCATGAGCACAGCGCATGGGCGCTGTCCTGATACCTCCCCTCCCCTGAAGCCACCCGGCCCCGTGCCGCGAGTGGCTTTTTTTGGCCCAAAGGAACCCCAACCGATGAAGCGCGACAACTTCACCATACCGCTGGCCTTCCCCGGCGAACTCATCATCGACAATTTTGCCGGCGGCGGAGGCACGTCCACAGGCTTGGAGGCTGCCTTCGGCCGACCCGTGGACATCGCCATCAACCACGACCCCGAGGCTCTGGCGATGCATGCCGCGAACCACCCGCACACACTGCACCTGTGCGAATCGGTCTGGGACGTGAACCCGATCCAAGTCACTGGCAATCAGCCCGTGGCGCTCGTCTGGCTGTCGCCCGACTGCAAGCACTTCAGCAAGGCCAAGGGCGGCACACCCGTCTCGAAGCACATCCGAGGCCTGGCCTGGGTGGGCATGCGCTGGGTGGCGATGTGCAAGCCCCGCGTACTCATGCTGGAGAACGTGGAGGAGTTCCAGACCTGGGGGCCGATCCTCGTCGGCCCCGATGGCCAGGCCCGGCCGGACCCCGCACGCCGGGGCAAGACCTTCCAGTCGTTCGTGCGCCAGCTCAAGGCCCACGGCTACCAGGTGGACTGGCGAGAGCTGCGTGCCAGCGACCACGGCACGCCCACGATCCGCAAGCGCCTGTTCTTGGTGGCCCGCCGCGACGGTCTGCCCATCGTGTGGCCCGAGCAGACACATGCCGAGCCCACGGATCGCCGCGTCATCGCGGGCAAGCTGGCCGCGCACCGCACGGCCGCCGAGTGCATCGACTTCGACCTGCATGCCGAGAGCGTGTTCGGCCGTCGCCGGCCGCTGGTGGACAACACCATGCGCCGCGTGGCGAAGGGCCTGTGGCGCCATGTGCTGACCAGTGCCAGCCCGTTCATCGTCGGCGTGGGCGGCCGCATGGGCCAGTCGCCGGCCAGGTCGGTGCACACGCCCGCGCAGACCATCACTGCCAAGGCAGACAGCTGTGTGGCCCAGCCCGTTCTCACGCCCTACCTCAACGAGCACGCCAACTCCAGCAACCAGCGCACCATGCCCGCCGACGCGCCGCTGCGCACCATATGCGCCCAGGTCAAGGGCGGGCACTTCAGCGTAGTGGCGCCCACCCTGGCCCCGCTGCGCGGAACGTCCGAGCAGCACCTGGTCGGCCATGCCGTGGATGCCCCCCTGTCCACCGTGGCCGCGTCCGGCACACACCACGCCCTGGTGGGCGCCAACCTGGTCACCATCGGCTACGGCGAGCGCGAGGGCCAGCAACCGCGCGTGCAGGACATTGAGGCACCGTTGGGCACCGTGGTGGCGGGCGGCATCAAGAGCGCCGTGGCCATGGCCCACATCACGAAGTTCAACACGGGCGCCATCGGCTGCTCCATGGACTCGCCCCTGCCAACGGTCACGGCTGGCGGCACGCCCAAGCGGCCCAGCACCGGCATTCAGATGGGCATGGTGGCTGCGCACCTGGTGGACATGGGGCACGGCGAAGGGCCTGCCGGCGGCAAGCGCTGGAGTCATGGCGCGCGCAGCCTGGAAGTGCCTCTGAACACGGTCACCGCCAGCGGCGCCACCAGCGCGCTGGCTGCCGCGTGCCTGGAGCAGGCCAACGGCGGGTTTTACGACGGCGACGGCCGCAGCGCTGCGGACCCCATGTCCACGGTGACCTCCAGCGGCACGCAGCAGCGCCTGATCACGGCCTACATGGTCAAGTACTACAGCGAGGGCGGCCAGGACAGCGCCTGCACCGAGCCCATGCACACCGTGCCAACGAAGGCGCGCATGGGCCTAGTGCAGACCTGCCAGGTGCCGGCCGCAACGCTGGCGCCCGAGCATGCCGAGAGCGCCCGGCTCTGCGCCGAGCTGCTGCACAAGCACCTGCCAGAGCACTTCCCAGACCCGGCCGAGCTGGTCCTGATGTGGCACGCGGGCCAGTGGTGGGTCCTTGTTGACATCACGCTGCGCATGCTCAAGCCGCGCGAGCTGTTCCGCGCCCAGGGCTTCCCGCGCGACTACCACTTCGAGCGCGTGCCCGACCCGGCCCTGCTGTTCCGAGGTGGCAAGCAAGCCGCAGACCCGCGCGATGTTCCCCTCATCGACCTGAGCACCACCGCGCAGGTCCGCATGTGCGGCAACAGCGTCTGCCCGCCGCTGGCCGAGGCCCTGGCACGCGCCAACTTCGCCCACGAGGCGCTGATCTATGGAGTCGCAGCTTGACCCCGACCCCACCAGTGCCCGCTGCTGCAGCGCGCAGGCCACGTCATCCAAACCACCAAAGCGCTCTGGCGCATCGAATCCTGAAAGGCACCTCATGGATCACCTAACCGAACAAGACGCCGGCCTGCTGGAGCAAGCCGCCAGCATGCTGGAAGGCCTGGCCAACGATGAGCGCAACCGAGGCAACTGCTCCAGCTCCGAAGGCGCGGCCTGCAGCGCCCACGCAATCCGCCGCCTGGCGCCGGCACTGCTGCGCGCGGGCCGCGGCTGCCTGGCCCAGATCGAGGAGCCGGCCCAGCCCCGCCCCTGGGATGCTGCCGACATAAAACAGCCGCGCTGGGGCCATGTGTTTGCAGCATTCGTAGAGGGAGCGAAGGAGGCGCGAGCGAACCCGGACGCGGACGAGTACATCTTCGGCCGCAGCGCTGACGCGCACACAAAACGCGTGCTGGAAGAGATCGACCCCGTGAGCGAGCATGCGCTGCGCACGGGAACCTGGAGCGTTGAGACTGCCGCTGTGGCTGGGCCAGCCTGGGACAAGACGCGCGACTCCCTGGCCACGCTGCTGTTGGGGCTGGCGCGCCGTCCCTTCCTGGACTTCGATGTGGCCTGCATCGCCCTAGACTCCGCGACGGAGCCGGGCATGCCGCTGGCCTACATGCGCGGCGCCCCAGCAGCGCCCGCCCTGGAAGCGCCTGCAGCCACAACAGGCCCGATTGCCGAGGATCTGCTGGGCGCGATCAAGCGCGACATCCTCGGCTGTGGGCCCGAGTGGCGCGAGAAAGTCATCTGCTATCCAGATGGTCCGGCCCAGAGTTGGGCTGCAACGATACACCTCCCTGTCCCTGTTGACGCAGCAGACAAGAGCGCGGAAGCGGCCCTGGACCGCTGGATCTCGCGGCTTGAACCCGGCGCGCTCGGCATCGATCAACTGCTCGGCGCACTGTCGCAGCACGACGACCCATGCGAGGACATTGCCGATGCTCTTGCGCGTGTGCATGCCCTGCGGGCGGCAGCAGCGCCCCAGGCACCTGCTGCGCCCGTAGTGCAGTCCCAGAAAGGCGGTATCGCATGACCACACGCATGATGCCCTGCAGGGGCTGCACGCCCAATGGCCGCGCTGTTTTCGAGCGCACGAATGGGTATTGGGTATGCCGCAACTGTGAGCACAGCCTGAAGAATTCAGCTGCGGAAATGCTCGAAATCCTCCGGCAGTACGCGCCGAACGCAGCAACTACCCCGCTGCAAGCGGTGGTCGTTATGGATGCAGAGATCAAAAGGCTTCGCGCCACCCAGGCAGCAGCCAAGGGGGAGCACGATGACTGAAGCCATCTACGACGAGCAGATCGCACCTCTGCTGAGGCAGGCCGGGAAGCTGTGTGAACAGCACGGCCTGGCCATGGTGGCCGTAGTTGAGTACGACAAAGAGGCGCGCGGCGAAACCCGCCTGCTGCCCGATGGCGCCGGCCTCGCCATGCACATGCTGTCCATGCTGGCCGACCGCGCGTATCAGGCCCACCACTTCAGCTGCCCACAGTGCATCGCTGCCGGCGTCACGCGGTCTCAGCCGCGATGCGAAGCCGGGGACGTGCTGTGGTCCGCATATCAGCATGAGCGCGACCCGCGCCGACGACCAGCGGGCCGAGTCTTTTCAGTGAGGAAGCCATGAAAAACACCGCCACGACAGAAGCTCCGGCGAGCGTGGAGCCCGAATGGGTGCGTGCCGAGAAGTATTTCGAGATGACCGGAACCCCGGTGGAGACAATCCGCCACTACCGGAAAAAAGGGATCTGGCTGGTCGGCAAGCACCTGGCCACGGTCCAGAACCGCCTGCACGTCAACATCAAGGAAGCCGACGCATGGATAAAAGAGCAAGCTTTACGCCGCCACCGGGCGTAACCATCCGGGAGATGAAATCTGGACCGCGCATCCAGATTTTCTTTGTCCTCGAGGGGCAGCAGTGCCGGGAACTGCTGCCCGAGGCGCCGATTACCAAAAGCAGCCTCCAATATGCAGCCAACTTGCGTGGCGAGATAAAACGGAAAATCGCCGATGGAGCTTTCTCCTATGCCGAGTATTTCCCGGATAGTCCCCGCGCAAAATCTCAAGCCGAAGAAAAAGAAAAAGCCATGCTGCAGGAGCGCCTGGAAAGGCAGCTGGCGATCTATGGACGGCAGGTCGAGGAGGAGAAGATGTCTCCTGCGACCCTACGCGGCTACAAAAAGGCGATCACAGGCGAACGCATGCGCCACTGGCACGGCTGGCGGCTCGAAGATGTCACGCCCTCGGCCTTACGCGACTGGATCTCCGAGATGGACTGCACCAGCAAAGCCATCAGGAACATGCTCACTCCGCTCCGGAGTGTGTTCGAGGATGCGCTGAACGACGGCCTGATCGAGTTCAATCCATTCGACCGCATCGCCCTGGCGAAGCTGATTCGCCAGACCAGCAAAGCCAGCGACTATGTGATCCAGCCGTTCACCCAGGCCGAGCGAGAGCAGATCCTGCTGGCGTGCCGCGACGATGAGCGCCCCATGATCCAGTTTTGGTTCAACACCGGCCTGCGGCCCGGTGAGCTCCAGGCGCTTCGATGGGAGCACATCGACATGGAGCGATGTGTTGCCCAGATCGTGCTCAACCAGGTTGTCGGCGTCATCAAGGCGCCAAAGACCGAAGCAGGCAAGCGGGATGTAGAGCTGAACGCGGAGGCCATGGAGGCGCTGAGGCTACAGCGGCCGATCAGCCAGATGCGCGGGAACCGTATATGGCTCAACCCGCGCACCCTTCTGCCCTGGACGACCGACGCTCAGATACGAAAGACGCTATGGCTGCCGCTCATGGAGCGGTCCGGGATCGAGTACCGCAACCCGTATCAGATCCGCCACACCTTCGCGTCCACGCTGCTGACCCAGGGAGAGAACCCATGGTATGTGGCCAGCCAGCTCGGGCACGAGGACGTTGAGATGGTGTTCCGGACATACGGCAAGTTCATCAGGGAGGACTACCAAAAGCCGAAGCCGGCCCTGCGCGCCGTCAACTGA